CCCTTTGATGAAGCTATCCACCAATTACGCCCCTTGGTCAATTCCTTTTCTTGGGTTGAAAACGGGTTTATTCTCTCAGATACCACCGAACCATCCCCTAAAAGATATTGAATTAAAACATAACTTCTCTTTTTTGCTGAATATCTTACGCTAACGTAAACATCAGTTACATCTAAAAAAGGGGCTTGTTCCACGGTTAAAATATCTTTCTTTGAGGATGTACCCGTTATTTTACTGTCCGGCGGAGGGAACGGATGCCCACAATCTGGACATATTCTAACCTTAGAGTATGCAAATAAACCACATTTAACACAGGATTTTAACGGAAAAGGTTTTCCCGTTTTTTCCCTTTGTTTAGGAGTGGATATATTGTCTAAAGCACCCAATCGCCCAATATTTCCCACAAAATCCAAGACCAAGCAATGGGTTTTATTGGGGCTTACTCGCAAACCGCGCCCCACCATTTGCACGTAAAGCGATGCTGACTGCGTGGGACGCAATAGACAAACCAAATCAATAGCAGGATAATCAAACCCTGTAGTGAGCGTGGATACACTAACCAACGCTTGAAATTCAGGTATTGTTTTAAAATCATGTATGGTGGTATTACGGGTTGGTTTTGTTTGTTTACTATGAACAAAACCGTTTTTTATGTTGTGATCATCTAATACCTTTGAAATCATCTCGCAATGAGCTATATCAATAGCAAAGAGTAACATTTTTTTATAGTCGTCTTTGTACGAGATTAATTCTTTTATTGATTGCTCTGTAAGTGCCTCGGTACAAAAAGCATCTACCATAGATTTAGTTGAAAAATCACCCCCAACCACTTTCAAAGAACTAGTATCTAATTCATGTAGCGCGTTTTTTGATTTTAAATCACATAGAAACCCCTCTTCAATTAGCCGAGTAATAGGTACATCTATTACTTTTTTATGAAAAATAGCCCCCTCGGAGTCCACCAAGTCACCCGATCCCATACGGTACGGAGTGGCAGTTAACCCTATCAAACGCACGCCGTTTAGCCCATTAATAAGGTTGGTATACATTCCGCTCGCGGATGGGTTGACGCGGTGTACTTCGTCAATTATTACGTGAGTTACTTTATCAAATAAAGCGGTTTTTTTGTGGATGCTTTGAATCATAGCCACTGTAACAGGGAACGTATGTTTACGTTGATTTAACGAGGCAGCGTACAAGCCGACTTTCATAACACCAATAGTTTTAATTAACGCCGTGGCGTTTTGCTTAACAATCTCATCGACATGAGATACTACAATAATCCTATTCCGTGGATTCTCTAATAAGCGTTCACAAAGATTACTCAATACAACGCTTTTTCCCGATCCTGTAGGTAAAACAATTAATGGGTTTCCCTCTGCCTGTTCACTAAGATATTTTATGGTAGCGTCCACCGCCTCGGTTTGATACCATCGCGGCTTAAAGCCCATTGTAAACACCCATAAAATCAAAATACTCTTGCTTGGGTGTAACATGGACTCTTGCCGCAGGTTTGCTCCATTTCAAACTAACTACCCGAATGCGTGGAGCTTGGCGCACGGCACGTGTTGTACATCGGGTAGTAACTTTCGATCTATCTAGGGTTAGATTAGCCCATGCCATGTTGTACCTGTCCCCGTCTATTACGTAAATATTTGTTAAAGGACGTGCGTTTTTTACGTGCATATACGCGATTTTTGTGGCCGCCAGATACTCGCTAGTATCTACCCTTACGCAAGCTAACGCTGTTACTTTGCTTATCGCATTACACCCTGCATAGCCGTAAATATTTGTTTTTCTCCACGTTATAGCCCCAGTTACTGGATCGTATTTAAGTAATTCTTTAATTTCTTTTAGTCCGCGTATACCCATGATATTCTCCTGTTGTGCATAGAGCAGTGTTAGGGTTTTTATTTGTTAACACTGCTTTGGTGTCCTAAGCCACCGTATTTAAATCTATAGTTTTGTTTTTACCTTTTCCCGTGTTTTTATATCCTTTTTCCTTTCCTAGCGCATTAACTGGATAGTAGCAATGCCTTACTTGCTTAGTCCATTTATCACATAAACCCGAATCATGCAGTTCTTCTCTTTGATCGTGTAAGGATTTACGATTAACGGGTGAACTCATACCAATAGTTTTTATAGGTCTATCTTTTAACTCTTGCTTGAGTTGTTTTATGGTTGCGGCTTGTTCTTCAATCGCTGGTTGATGTTGCTGCATTATCATTTTTTGCATTAATTGCATTAACAAAGCTGGTGCGTTTTCTTTTCTTGATGAAGATGCAAAGTCTAAAGCTACCCTAGAATCTATTATCATCATAGGTTGCTTTTTGTTTTGTAAATTTAAATAATAGGACTCCGTACATGTACCGAGTCCTCCAGAAGAGACCGCTATCCTAGCTAATCTTTGTAAAACATCATCATGCCGTTGACCAAAAACCTTAGCTAACTCTAAAGAGGTCATTGTTGATTGATCTTTATTCTTTGCTATTAATCCTGTCATTTTGTTTCTCCTAAAAAGAACGGGTTTTAGAGGCAACCCGTAAAGCCCTTTATATAAGCTTAACTAGCCCAAGGCGGCGCGCCTGCATCACTCTTTTTACCTTCACCCTTTGATTCGGTTGCCCCAGGTGTTACCGGTGCACCCGTTTTTTTATAGCCGGTAATATCGTTACTAGCATCATATTGTCCCCTAGGCGGCGTTACTTTTAACACAATATCTAATGGTTTATTATGTAATGCTGATGAGTCGTTAAGATCACCAGAAAAGCCAGCCGCTTCACAAATAGCGGTTAATTCTTCTTTTGCAATAGTGACAGCGATGGGGTTAGAATGGATTAAGTTTAAATTAGCCCACACTTTGCGCCCTTGAAATGTGGGCGTTGTTACGGTAAATTCAAGTTTTAAAAACTTTCCCCCTGTGCTTGCCGTTTCCATAGATGACGCGCTAATATGAGCCGCATAAGTGCCGGCCGGTAAAGGTTCTCTGCTTTGTGAAGCGTCTTGATCGTTTGTATTAAATGCTATACCTAATAAAGCCATGATTTTTTTCCTTTGTTGTTGTTTGTAGTGTTGTATATACTACACTATAAAAGTGTTTTTGTATCAGTTTCTTTTTCTTCTTTTTCTGGAACAGTTACGCCAGCTAACATTTTATCAAAAATAAATGTAAGGTCGGGACGTTCCACAGGGTCTAACCTGCCGGATCTATCCTTGGCTATGTAGTTGTTATTTATAGATGTTTGACAATACCGATAGCCACCCTCAGCCGTAGAGGCAAGTTGCAAACAAAAAACCTCATCAAACCAATAGGGCAACTGAGCTGTTAAGCTTTTCCCGACAAGCATTGGCGCGTAATTCATCGCACCGCTCACGCTATCGGAAACAAACGTTATTTTAGAGATCATAACAACGTGCTTACTCTGTAAATCTCTAAAAGACCTGATAACATCCCCTAATCGCTCACCTACTGCCCCGTAAGCTTGCCGACCGTCTTTAGTATCTTTTTGTGCGTTACTTAAAACTATCTCGGCTATATCTGTTATTGAATCAATAACGATAGTTTTATATTCATCACATGCTGGGGATGTGCAAAAATCAAGGGCGGTACAAAGATCCTCTAAGTTATTGATTACAATAAAAGGTAATGATTTTGATTTTATACTCAATAACCCTTTTTCTGAGCTTAAAAATAATGGCGATGGTGCAGTAGATGCTAGAACCGTCTTACCAACACCGGAAGCACCATAGACCAATAATTTTATCGCACCGCCGAGGTCGTTTGTGTTACGAATCTTCACGTTACACCTCTTTTTTTACGGTCAATGTTGGCGTACCTCTGACTGTCGTATAAAAACCGTTTTTAAGTACGCTATTAGCAGGTAGGTCATTAAGTTTGGGTTGTACAAGTGTCACAGCATACTTTACCGCTTTTTTATCCTCATCAGTTAACACGCCTTTTTCTACTAAATCATATAAAGCTTTTTTATCATATTTAATATTAGTTACAATTTTACCGCTGCACTTAAAACCGTGCAAACTGCCGGAAGGTTTACCACGTAACGCGATCAAAGAATCAACTATAAACTTCCTTTTCTCAAGTTCGATAATTCTATTCCGTTTATTTAATTCACACAACGCTATATAATCTTCTAAAAATTCTTGTGATAACTTCATTTAATTAGCTCCTGTTTAATATTCATACCATCAATAGCCGCAACCACAGTATTTATTTTTTCTTGTAATGTGGTCGTTTCCAATGTTAGTTCCATTTTTGATTTTAATTCAATCAAAGATTGTAAGCCGTTCACCGATGAAGTCACATTATTTTTATTGCAAAATAAATTCAACTCTCTAAAACCGAGTATCCTTTTTTTTGGTGTTATATCAATATAATGATTAAAATATTTGTTCCCTGCATCCGTTTTGGCAAAACAAAACGACAACTTTATTGCCGTTGTACCTATATTTACGCCTACTAAGTAACATTTATACGTTCCGTTAAAAATCATTTTAAGCCTTTTATAGTTTCACAACCATTACGTTATGGTCGATTAGTTTATGATCATATACACTGTTTGTGGTTATGATCCATGTGTAGTTCCTTAATTCTTTACAATTCACCCCACGGGTGAATATACCGTGCGTTACATATAATGATAAGTGAACGGGGACGTTTAGTACTTTAAGTACTGAGTCAGCCAACAGTTCAAATGTATTCCCTTCATCGCAAATATAACCTATAACAAGTATATTCTTACCTTCCATGGATTGTGTATTTATGGGTGTTTCCATACTGTATCCAGTATGTATTCTAGTACCAGGATCAAAAACCTTATTTAATTCGATAACCTTTAAGTTTTTAATTCGCGCAATATCCGCCACCGTATCCCGGCCACGTTTATCTGGCGATATTAATACATCGAATCCATCGAGTATATGTGGGTTGTTTAGGAAAATATCTAAACAAGCTAATGGGGTCCAATAATGAGCTTGTTTAATGGGTTGTAAGTCAGTTGTCGGCAATCTACCATCAACCACACCCCTCGGCGCGGTGTATCTTTTTGTTAATTGTTTATTAGTCATGGTGAGCCTGTTATTTTTTCTTGTTAGTATCTACAATGACAGCCTTAACTAAGCTGTCTTTCCAGTCAATACCTAAACGATCCACAGGGATCATTAAAGAAGCATCACAGCCAGTATATATATCCTTAATACTCCATTCACCATTTTTGGTGGTTGGCTCGCAAGAAGATGTATAACCGAAAACCCTGTGATTCGCATCCCTCGCGATGTATGCTACCGCCATTTCACTCAACGCTACGTACCTCGTACCCTCGAATAAATATACTGTTCGTCCTGCTGTTTTGTCATTCATATCATTTACCTATTGGTTGTTTATGTATCCCACTCAACATCAAGCTAATGTATATGCACCAATGCCAGCACGGTTAACCCCTGCTATGGTTACACCAACTAATAATGTTAGCATTTCATGATTCTTCTTTTACAGCAACAGCTTCTATTAAACTGTTCTTCCAATTAATACCTATACTGCCTACGGGTATCATTAGTACAGCCTGAGAGCGGTTATATTTACGAATACATGCCCATCTATCCTGATCGGCTATATTAGGTGAGTGTTTGCAAGTATACCCATACACTCGCTGATCATAATCTCGTGCAAGGTACTTTATCGGCATACTGTATGCACTTGCCACGTACAGCCCCCCTTCAAATGAATACACGGGGTTTTTTGAGGTAATACTCATTTCATTATCTCCTGTTTAATATTCATGTTACCTATCACCACAACCACAGTATTTATTTTTTCTTGTGATTCGGTCGTTTGTAATGTTGAATTAACTTTAAGCCTCTTTTTCTATAAAATATTGATGAATTATTGCGGATAATTGCCTAACTCCAATAGTACCGGCACCTGATGACTCACTAAGTACACCTCGAACATGATCTATTATCACTTGTTTATCGCAGCGCATTAAGCTCGCGTAATCATTAACAAGTTCAAGTGTATCTAGTACAGCTAACAAAATTTCTTTTGTTACTGGCTCAGTTTCATATACTAAATTAACTCTGCCTAGTAACTCAGTTTTTACACCAAAACCAATTAAATCACTCGCTTTGATGCCCAACTGACCATTAAACGCGCCAGCAAATACAAACAAACAATTATTCACAGATACTTTTTTATATTTACCGTAATCGCCAATCACAGAAGTTGTTTCACTTTCTAACATGGTTAATAATTCATTTTGTATGCCCTCAACACAGGTGACAGTGGTCGGTGTGTTAGTATTGCCACTGATAAATAGCTTATCCACCTCATCCATGAAGATTACCGTAGGCGCATTCTGAGCAAATTCTAGCGGTGTAAGTACTTTAGACAATGAATTACCGCTAAAACCTTCTTTAGTGATCCCAGCACAATTAACGCTTAAAAAATTTAAACCTAGTTTTTTGCATAACGCATTTACTATGTGAGTTTTCCCTGATCCTGACCCACCCGTCAGCCAAAAATGAGGGCGTATTTTAGCATTAGAATATATAAAAATATTCAGTATTTGGGTTAATTTATTCTGTAATGAAGTGTTCCCTATAATATCCATTTGATGTACACCTTTTGTTTTGGAGTGTCGTATATACTACACACATAAAACTTTAAATGCAAGGTATAAAAAGAAAATAATTATGCTTACCTTCAATATAAAATAGTATATACTACATTCTACTTTAAACATTGCAGAGGTCGCTATGAAGAAATACGCAAACGTAAGAATACCGTCTTTACTATATAAAAGAGTGAAACAGCTCGCACTTGATAATGATAAAAGCATAACATTAATGTTAAGTGAGATAATCGCGTTTTATGTACAAAAGAGCAGGTAATCAATGAATATTAAAATACCGTTCGAGCTAAAAAAAGCCGAGGTCTATCCTGTGTGGGGCGTTTTTAGAACAACTAAAGGCGGTGGTAAGCAGCCTATAAAACTGCATGGTGAGAGGCAAAAATGCAATGATGAAAAAACATTGTTTACTTACACCCAGGCTTGTGACTTTATTGCAGCGGTTGGGGATAACTTCTTTTTAGCTGTCAGTTTGCAACTATTAGAGAAGTTCACACAAACAGGCTTTATTGTAATTGATGTTGATGCTTATAAGGATGATTTTGATGAAACACTGCTAAAAACAATACTAAATACAGATACATTCATAGAGACAAGTATCAGCGGTTTAGGCTATCATCTTTGGTTTACAGCGGAACATCTTGAGCGTAGAACCTCGACGTATGGAATAGATATTTTATCCAGTGGTTGGGCTACAATATCAGGAAATGTATATAATGATACTGCTATGCTTCACGATGATACACCTAAACCTGATGCACCGCCCCCCTCGGACACACCCACACTTTCACAACATTCTGTTATTTTTCAATATAACGTACAACATTCGCTAAGTAGTGTATTACTGAGCAATGGTTACGATTTGAGGGGCGCGTCGTACCGTTCACCTAACTCTCAATCGCGGAGTTTTGGGGTCAATGTTCAACCGTCCCATAATAACCCTTGGGATGTGTGTTTCTCTCACCACGCCTCAGACGGCTTGCTCGCTAACGTAGTTTCAGATGCTTTTCAGATAGCGGCTATCTATCATTATGCTAAGGTTTTTGATGAATTCCCAGTCGAAGCTGATAAGCAAACAGCTATTAATCTGTTTATTGCTCACGTATCAAAAACACATTATAAGCTTGACATATCGACAGGTGATTTTAGTGCTCTAACAATAGACCAACTGAATCAAGAATTTATAGCAAACCAACAACCGCCAGCAATTGAAGAAAATAGAGATGATTTTGATACCTTGCCCGATAAGATTCTGCATGATAATTACACAACTTTAGATTTTCCTAGCGGTTTTTTGGGTGTTTTTGCTAAAGAGATTTTTGAAACCATGCAATTTCCCAATAAAGTGATTGCTATCGTAGCCGCGCGCCACACGATAGTCGCTATAAGCGGTCGTTCCACTGTTTTTAGAAAAATGAAACTTTCAACACTGGATTTTTTGATCGCAGCGCAAGGCGTAGGCAAAGATACGGTTAAACGTACATTAGAGCAGACAATTTATGATGTGACGGATGGATTAGATGGTGATCTAGCCGAACAGGTTAGACGGTTTTTAGGCTGTAGCGGTTCGTATGGTGTACGTGCTTTACATGAGCCGATGTTACTCACGCCATCAATCAGCATAATTGTCGCAGAAGCAGGAGTCGCGGCAACATCAACCGCTGGGAATTTTGCTGGGGTCACGCAATATTTACTATCTAATACAGTTACGCAGCATAACGCCCGATTTTCAATAACCGCTCTATCTCAGAAATTGCCCGATGTTTTTGGTACTGTTATCGCATTATTAGAAGAATCAACCTTGTCCAGCGCAGCCCATTTATTTAATCCCAAATATATGGCAAGTGGGGAACTTGCAAGAAGAAACTTCTTTTTTGCTAATCATGTACCGGATGGCGACGTTAATCTTGAACCCCGGCAAGATTTTAGCCCGGAAGTGGTGGCAGTACTAAAAAACATGGTTAACAATACATTAACTAACGATGATTATACTCAAGCCGTCACTATCGCCTCAAACACTAAAAAAGACGCGATGCTTGAAGGTGTTTGCGTAGCACCATTAAAAAAGGAATTTTTACAGGAATACAGCGTGACCCACGAGGCAAAATCATTTTTAGATGAATTAAAAACAGAGGAACACGAAAAACGTAAGCTTTACGGGGCGGATGTTGTGAATAGTTTACAGTGGGCGGTTCAGTGTAGACACTTACAGAAAACAATACAGGACGCGCTATTATTAGCTTACATTGATTTTCACAGTGGCGCGACTAAAGATAGACACATTACACGCGAGCATCTTGAGAATGCGTACAATTTAGTTTCCGAGTGCAGCCGGGCATTGCAGAAAAATATTGAACAGATCCAATTCTGTGATGAAAGAATTCTAGCTATCGTTGCGGCTCTATGTCAAAAAAGCCTAAAAGCTCAAAAATCACCCCCGGTGGTTTACAACAAAAAGAACCGCTTAATAAAAGTTCATTTATTATTTAAAAAGGATAGCGTACCTCGAAATTTAGTTAATGCGTTGGCAGTTGAAAAAGACGTTTCACAAGATATTATTATAGTTGAAGTATGCAAACAGGGACAAAACGCTGGTTACTGGGATTTTTTAGAAGCAGGGCAGAAAAACGAGCTTAGAACTATTTTGGCAATCCCACCGAGAACGCGATTACTGCGGCTATCTGCTGATTTACTTGGGAATACAGACTTACAGAAAGAAGCTAAAGAAGCAAAAACATATTTTAAAACAGAATATAACACCGAGGAATCAAAAAGAGAGAGAGAAACCATTAAAAAGCTTAAGAAAAGCAAGATAATCATAAATGTAGGGGCATTAAATGAGAACAACAAAACTAGCTAAACAATTAAACGAGTCACATACTAAAATTATAAAGACAGCTAAAGCTTTATGTGAAGCCACCGACATAGATTGGGACCCATTACATGGAGGGCGCGACAGCCATGGTGAAAAAATAATATTGCCGAAAAATATAGCGGCGGCTGTCATACTGATATTACAGCCGAGGCTTTTGCTGGCTATCGTGGATCAATTACCACTTGATGATTTAATTGAGCATGTAGAACCCAGGCAAAAGCGAAAAAGGCAAAAAATAGCGATACCTGTTACACCACGACCGCGCCTAAAATCAGATACATTTAACGAAAAAAGTATTATCGTTAAACCTGATACTAGACCCATGAATTATTTAGAATGCCATAAATTTTTATTGGCGGCTGGGCGTAAATCGTCACCTTACCAGAAAAAAATTATACAGATTGCATCCTGTTTACATGATCCATCATTATTTTTATTTATAGCGTGCAGAAAGCACCTAAAAGCCAATCATAACGCCGTTCTAAGCCGTAAAAATGGGCGTTTAAATGTTACATCACTATATGCGGAGGATTCCGTGCTTGAGCAAGGTTTAACAGGCGTAATGATAGAGCGAGGTTTTTCTCAAAAAGCGCAGGCGATAAAATTAGTTTTACTTGATGGTGAGGCTAGGGGTTTCTGGTCTATCGACTCCGCAAATAAAATAATACTAACGAAATAACAAAAAGCCCCTGATATGTAGCAGTGTTAGGGGCAGTAAGTGCCGATTCCAAATACACCTCAAAACCCCCATTTTCACATAGTATCTAATTCACAATAACTTTAGCATTTTTCCCCTTCACACCCTAAAAACCTGACCTCTAATATAAAAATTAGGGTTTAAGTAGTCGAAAACGCCCTTTTTACCCACCTTTTTTGATAAAATTCTATGCAGTCTATCGCATGATACACAAGGGCTATACCCCAAAAAAAAGAAAAAAGCTGTTTTTTCCGTATATTTTTAACAATTCCTTAGGCTACAGCCCCACATAAAAATAAATTACTACATCCTAAAACTATGTTATTGAGTATAAATTGGTGAGTATGTTTTGACCCCCCTAAACAATATCGTTTAATATCAAAACAAGCACTAAAAAAAGGGTTTTCAAGCGATCACCCAAAAAAATTTTAAGTAGGCAAAAAAATAACTTAAAAAAAACCCCATTAGCCATCCGTTAGCATTTTTATACGCCAATGGCGTATAAAAAGTATATCAAAATACATCATCTATTTTGATATACCGTAAATACCCTTAAAACCCGTGTGGTTGTAAGGTATTGAGGTACTACGGGCAGAAGACGCTTTTTGGGCGATTCACTAGCAAATAGCGTACCAACAAATATTTAGGTTAATGTATACTGTTTTATATTACTTTTGTAATATAACGGGGTAAATTCTTTTAATATATTTAATATGTTTTCTTGACACATCCCAACAAGTATGGGTCAAAATCGTACAAATTTTATACAGGGCATGCTAGAAAAAGTACCCTTTTTGGGGGGTAAAAAAAAACTTTTTCGGTGCAGTCCTAGCCCTTTGAATTCGGGGCTTGTAGCGATTCGAAAAAAAGGGGCTATTTTTTTTTTTAAAATTCTATCGTGCCAAACGTATACACCGCATGGCTTTGGTAGACTTGATTTGTTTCGGCAGTTTTTTTTTCCGTCAACTTGCTTTTTCTATCATCCTAAGCCCATGTAATACGGGGTCTTGACCGTAATTTTTTAAAAAGTCATTTTTTTCTGCCTTTTCCGGGCGTGTTTGAAAAAGAGCCAAGTACACCGTAACAGTTTACGCACTTATTGCCGAGGGTCGTACCCCCCTCAAATATACCCGTATATACTATATAATATATATACTAAAGAACCCTTAAGAGAAAACAAGTACTAGCGTACTTGTAAACAAAAGCTATTATTTAAAGCCCCCTACAGAGCAGTAGCTACAGGCTGTTATTTTGTGTTTGAAATCACCCCCCAAAAAAGGCTGTTTTTATATTACAAATTCTATTGCTCTGACTACCACGTAGAATGCAGGATTAAGTCACTTTATTTTTTAAGTCCGTTTTTTCGGACTACTTGAGCAAAAAAGGGGTTTTTTTACTTTGTCAGAAGCTCTAATCCCCGTAGAATCACAAAAAAAAGTTCTTTTTGACCCCCCTTCAAACATACGGCACATAAGGGCTAGACCCCAATTTTAGGGCAAAAAAAGGTTTTGTTTAACGGGTCAAAAGTCATTTTTTAAAAATCATCGTTTGTTGAGGTTTGACTTTTAGTTTTAGTTGTGGCTGTGATGTTATCCGCGAATACCTTGATTTAATCTTACTGTGCAGAGGTTGGTTATGTTTATAACGTAAATACGGATTCTAGGGATTTTAAGGGGGGGTAACGGCACAATAAATATGTTTATATGTCATTAACAGGGTACAAGCTACTTTGTTCCGTAAAGGGGCTTTAGCGCGGCTTTTTACTTTACCTTGTTTTTACGCTAATATTTCAATACAAAATTGCCCCAACACTGCTTTCCATAAAACTATGATTACAAAACAGGAACAAAACAAAAAACCAATTTCCGATCAGCTTACACAAGCTAAGCGTGATTTTATTTACAAGGGCGCGAAGGTATTAAATTACACGCTCGACAAAGCGATAGGCGTAAAAAGTACCGCTATTGATTTAAAAACTTTTAGCGGTAAGAATCACGCGCAAATAGTCGAGGATTTGATGCTGATGCTTCATGCACATAATCAAATTGAAAAAGTAAAAATAGGCTCAGTGGATGAAATCGTACAACAAGTTGGAAAAGGAAAAATTACGCTAAACGATGCGGAAAAATTGATTAAATTGCTTAATGCGGATAACGTGCTTGATGAGCAAGCTATTGAATTAGGGGGAAATATTGTACATATAGGCATAAAAAAAGGCGGTGCAGTATAAAATTGCTTGTATAAATTTAATTTTACAAGTAAACTATAAGCTCATTTTAAGGGGACGCAATGAACAAGAAAAAAATTAAAAAAATACGGTCTAATTTAGGTCAAGCGTTAGCGCGTGAACAAAGTAATCGGCGAGATATTGAGGCGCGGATTAGCTCAATTTTAATTTCATTGGATGAAAGCCCGTTTTTTTCCAGCGTTGCAAAACAAAGCGGCATTCACAAAAATAAAACAGGGTTGGCTGATGAAGCACTAAAGCAGTGGCACAACCTGCACTGCATTGATATTAAAGAGGCTTTTTCTTTGCAGGGTGAGGTTAGAAAATCATACTGTGGTGCTGCATGGTATGCAGTATTCAGTATCAACATAGAATCATAACCACATAAATAAATAAACGGGTTTTCGTAGTGGTTAGCCCGTTTATTTGAGGGGGAAATATGGCAAAAAAGATAATATTGCATTTATGCGCTGATGTTGGAAGCGATAGCAGGTACTACAGCGTAAACGATGCCGAATATACAGTTATTAGGGTCGGTGAGCAGATAGGGGTTGAAAATTACATTCCACCCAAAAAAGTATACGGAATTATAGCTAATCCTGTTTGTACCGAGTTTAGCAATGCAAAGACACGAAAAGGCGATCATGCGAAAGGTATGCTATTGGTTGATCATTGTAGACGAATAATAGAAGCGGCTAACCCTGTTTTTTGGGTTATTGAGAACCCGGCTAGTGGCGCGTTAAGGCAATATTTAGGTAAGCCTGGGTACACATATCAGCCGTGGATGTATGGCAGTCCGTGGACAAAAAACACCGCTTTGTGGGGTAAGTTTAATATACCCCCTGTACTGTTCAAAGATTGGCAAGATGTCCCTAAAAACAACGATCTATATATTAGACCGGGCAGGATAAAACCATCGTTAGCACATTTACATAAATCAGCTATTCATCTAATACCAGAATTTGCATGGTGCAGTGATTTGATGCGTAACGATTCCGATATACGGTCTTTATGTAGTGACGGCTTTGCAAGGGAATTTTATAGGGTGAATAGGTAATGATTATTTTAAAAGTGATTTTTTCCTTTGGGGTACTGTGGTTATTAGCGCAGACGTATGTGATGGTGTTATTTCCCAACAAGGAAATTAGCCGCATTTTTTATTATACGGGTGTAGCAATATATATACTGTGCAGTATGGTGATTACTTTTAGCGGTTTATTGTCGCTATTTATTGAAATTTAGGAGTAATTGTGACCGAGCTTGAAGTAGGTACTAGGGTTATTGTAGTAACACCTAGGGGCGCGTTTAAACGCGATTATGTGGCAACTGTAACACGTATTACAGCTACATTAATTGCATTGGATGATGGAAATAGGTACAACAAAACATCTTGTTACAGTATCGGGATTAATTGCGCACAAAATAGACGCTTAAAATTAAAAGAAGCGACATCGGATGCGGTAGAAGTTATCAGAATCACGGCGTTAAAAGATGCGTTATTAGAAGATTTAGCCTGTGTAGCGTTCCGTGAATTAGACTACGATAAACTCAAAGCGATTACAGCCATTATAAATAAATAGATTAGGGTTGCATTATTTTAATGTACAAGGTATATTTCTAGTTCACTGCCGTACAGGCAGCTTAGAAACTGATCATGATTATGATGGCTTAACCCCTCACAACTTTAAGACTGACCCTGAAATATAACAAACTCTAAGCAGTGTTAAAAAATAAGCCTTAACACTGCTTTTTTCACAAAAAGAGAGATTAAAAAATGACACCCGAAGAGAAAATTAAATTCATTGAAGAAAAGAAAATAGAGATTGCGCGGTTATATGTGCAAAGTAACGCGATAAAAGAGAACCTAGCGGCTGAAATTAAAAGCCTCGCGATCGTTTTATGTCCGTTTTCCATTGGGGATAAAGTAGACTATAGAGATCAATGTTATATCGTAGCGGCAATAAAAGGGGGTATGTACGGACACCGTTATGCAATGCAATTCTACAAAATAAAGAAAGACGGTACACCTGCCAAACGCACATGTAGTTTTTATGGAGAACCCTCGGCAGTAAAACTGTGCAAATGATACAATCATATTTCACCGTATTAAATAAACGAGGTCAATAATTATGTTCAGTACCATTATTTTAACGTGTATCTATATAGCAGGAAATGTTTTTAATGTAATGCTGGTTGACAATGACCAGGTACATTCTGTTACGCCCACTTTTACATGCGAGCGTTATACGGGATACTATGATAGGAATGATAACGTATTAACTCTATTTTATCCTTATCGCGAATTTGATTATATTAACGATAGATTAATTCCTGTGGATTTAGAAACTAAATATCAATGACTTAAAAAAATCAATAAATAATTTAAATTATTTTAAAAATAAATCCTTTTGAAATCAACAACTTAAAATTTAGTTTAAAAAGTGTGATCTAGTTCCTTTACAAAAGTAAATTGTTTTAGTATACTATAGGCAACTTAAAGAAAAAGGTTCTTTAAGTAAAACAACCTTTCAAAAGGAATATATAAAATGACTAATTCAGAAAGAGCAGCAAAACAAGCAAACATTAAAGCAGCTAACGCACTTAGAGAAGCTATAAAAGGAATGTCAGCTGACGATCTTATACTTGCATTAATAGAAGAGATCGAAGAGCCAGCAATAAAAGAGTATTGTCCAGCAGCCGAGGCGATATTAATAAGTGCAATTGGTGACATACTGGACGGCGAGGAATTTTCCGACGTATTTGGAATGATAGATACATTAGAAAGAGGATAGAAACCGAGGGGGCTTGATAGCCCCCTTTCTTTTTCTAAACGTGAGCTAGTTCCTTTACACTCGTAAACTCTTTTAGTATACTAGACACAACTTAAAACAAAACGGAGAATACACCATGATAGATATTTTAGTGAGTACCTTGGCAGTAGAGATAGCTTTATTTTTAATCGGTTGGATAGGTAACTATAGATAATAGGAGCGTAATTAATGGAACAGGAACAGGAACAGGCAATGATTGCTTTAGGATTACGTGACTATATAAAAGCTAATTATAGCTCAATAAAAGCCTTTGCGGATGCACAGTGCGTAGCGAAGCAACAGGTGAACACATGGCTAATAAAGGACACGGTTGTTATAAATCATAAACTATATGGCGTTAGGAGAGTATTAAATGAGCCTACTTAATGCCCGCGTTTTTTGGCGTACAGCGACCACGTGGATGGTCACCCGTATAGCCGCTATTATTTTAAAAGATCAATTGTATACCCACAATAGGCGACCGCCCTTAAAAAATACAGTTGTGCGCTATACATCCAATAAGTGGAGGCGGTGGCAATGGTAAAAAATATATTGATTTTAGGTCAAGGGCAATCGGGCAAAGACCAGCTCGCGGCAAAGCTGAATAAAAATTATACTAATATTTCCTTATGGTTTGCTAAACATCATTTAACGGCGTATATGTACAGTCGCAACATAAAGTACTATCCTACGGCTCAGAAATGCTACGACGACAGAGGAAATTATCGTGCGTTGTGGAAAAAGCAGATGCAGCTTTTTAATAAAAACCACAATTTAGTTGATATAGCACTTGCAAACGGGGGTATATATTGCGGTATGCGGTCACAAGCTGAATTTGATTTAAATAGCCATAAATTCGATGTCATTGTTTTCATTAAACGCCCCGGAACTGTAGCTGATCCAACGCTTGAGATAAATTTTAAACCTGACACAATGCTATTATTTAATAACGATGGTGGCTTGGAAGGGTTTGATCGGTGGATTAAAACAAACAATAATGTTTTATATACAGTATAATTAGAGCCTCTTAAAATCTAATAAGATGAATCTAAATTATGTCAGACGTAAAAAGAGGGCGCGGTAGACCCGTTGAAGCTACCGAGCCACTAAAGAAAAAAACATTTAGCCTGCCCGAATCAGTTAGGGATATTATTGAAGCGCAACCCAACCAAACGGAATTTATAGTTACGTTGGTGCAGGCATACGGTAAACATGTTAGCCGCTAAATGGGTTGATCGTTTTATGGACACCGCCCAAAACGTGAGCGGTTGGAGTAATGACGGGTCGCGACAAGTTGGGGCGGTTATTGCTCAAGGGAAACATGTCATAAGTTCAGGCTATAATGGTCAACCGGCTAATATCGATATTATCCCCATAGATAAAAACCATAAAAATTCACTGACCATTCACGCGGAATGCAACGCAATATTACACGCTAAAAGGGATCTTGAGGGATGTTCTATTTTTGTGTATGGGTTGCCCCCTTGCCAACATTGCGCTTTGTTGATTGTTCAGGCAAATATACGAACAGTTTACTATCGACTATCGCGTCCAATTTCGCTACGCTGGGAATATGAGTGCAATGCAGCACTTGCGACGTTTGAATGTGCTGGTGTACAAGTTATAGAGGTTAAATAATGGCAGTAAATGGCAGAAATAAGGGCGCGGCGGCTGAGCGTGAGGTCGCGGCTATATTGAAAAAGTGGACGGGTCTTGATGTTAGGCGGAATCTTGAACAGGTTAGATCCGGCGGTTATGATTTAGAAGGTATTGATTTTATAGCGTTAGAAGTAAAACGGTGTGAAACATTAGCCTTGCCTGCATGGTGGAGGCAAACTTTAGCGCAAACAAAGCCGGAACAAATACCTGTATTAGTTTACAGGCAAAACCGTAAGCAATGGACTTGGGTAGTGGGTACGGATAAGGTTGTGATGAATAATGAGGCATTTAGGCTGTGGCTAATGGATATGCTGGCTAATCGTGAATAATTGGTTGCTTAGCTGTTCGAATTAAATCTAAACACTGCTTTTATAAAAAGGTGAAACAATGCGAAAAAAAGATAAGTTAAAAAAAGTAATAGAAACCCAAAGGGTCGAATTGAAACAGTTACGCGAGCAGGTGGATTTGTTAACAGTGCTTTTGATGGATGTGCCACACAAAGAACGCCACCAAATTAACATTTATATTAAAAGGGGTTGATTATGCAGTATTTTTTTGATCGTTTGGGAGTGCTTATAATTTGGGCTGTAATATTAATTGTTTCCTTTATTTTCTGGTTGATATTGTTTAGTGCAAATTGGCTCGCAGCACTGGGTTTTTTGCTGGGAATGGCTCTTTTAGGCGTTATTTGGTTTAAATGATGGAATTATTAAATGAAGTCAGAGGTTTAGATTCACAAGGGGCTGGCTATTACCACGCGCCACGAGGTAATAGATTGCATAATGGGGTCGATCTTATTACAGCACCTAACAACAGTATTTTAGCGCATACCCCCGGATATGTAACTAAAATAGGTTATCCCTACAATCCAACCGATAAACGTGGGCGCGGTATATTACGATACGTTCAAATCACTGATTTAGCAGGGTTTTTATGGCGGTATTTTTACGTTTTACCCACGGTTAAAAAAGGTGCTTTTGTTTTTATTGGTAAAAAGATAGGTATAGCTCAGGATTTAAACGGATTTTATCCGCGTATTACCCCACACATTCACCTTGAAATAAAAAACGGTACGTCGGGTGTATTTATTAACCCTAATAAATTGCTCATGCTTGAATGATTAATAAATTTCTGGAAATATCCGAGGCTCAATATCAAATATTTTTCGGCGATGTGGACAAAGGTCGGTTTAGGTTTTACGGAAAAGGTAGGCGATTTGGTGGAACGCACGGCGCGGCTATTTATATCATCCATTGCTTGCAACACGGCAAAAATTGCCTATGGGGTGATGTTATATACTCCAATATTTCCCGGTATTTTCAGAGGTATTTTGAGCCTTTTCTCGTTGCGAATAACATTCAATATAAATTCAATAAAAACGAAAAACTTTTAACCATTAACGGGCATTTTTGCGATTTTAGGAGCGCGGATAACCCGTTAACCTGGGAGGGGATGGCGTATGATTTTACGTTTTTAAATGAAGCCGGTATTATTCTAAATGATGAATACCTTTATAATAATACTATCCTTCCGATGATGATGGATAATCCTAATAGCCAGTTAGTCGCATTAGGAACGCCCAAAATTCAGCAAGGAATAGGTCTATTATTCCAAGAATTGTACGAACGTGGCGTAAAGGGTGAACCGGGTTTTTATAGTGCGACGTACAGTAGTTACGACAACCCTTTTTTAACAAAAAAATCTATTGATGAACTTAAAACGCAGATTCCAGCGATCAACCGAGATCAGGAAATTTACGGGCGTTTTGTAAAATCTGGCGGCTCAGTTTTAGATGTTGGATGGTTTAAATACTACGATAACCCACCGGCAGAATTTGATTACATCGTGCAATCATGGGACACAGCAAGCAAACCACAGCAAATAAACGACCCCAGCTGTGGCACTACATGGGGCATTATTGAGCGTGAAGATAAGATTTATTATTATCTATTAGATGTTGTCCTTAAACGCCTTGCTTATCCTGATCTTAAACGTGAAGCAATCAAACAAGCAACCAAATTTAACCCTGATTCTATTTTAATAGAAGATAAAGCGAGCGGTATAGCTTTGATTCAAGATTTAGAAGAAGAAGATGAATTTGACTGGGAACTAATAGCGATTGAACCGGTAGGAGATAAAATAACGCGAATGTCAACCGCATCATTAGTGATTGAAAATGGTTATGTTTTTCTACCGCGTTCCGCGCCTTGGCTACCAGCTTATATAAAAGAATTGCGCGTATTTCCTAACAAAAAGATTCATGATGATCAGGTGGATAGCACAAGCCAATTATTGAATTATTTTAAAGAAAGCCCGGCGGTAAATATAGGTTAAGCAGTGTTGGTATTATTTTTAACCCTTTTAGGCGAATAGAATGACAGAATTAATTGAAGAAAAGAACGGGTTTACAATAACAAGCACAGGTAAGGCTTTTATTAGTCTTGACCGCCTAGCCTTGTTATGTGGTGTAACGCGATCGGATGTAATAGGGGCAACGCTTAAAGCGTGTGAGCAAATAGAACACGATACCGCTATTAATGTAATTTTGGCGTTTGTGGTGAAAGGTGAAAAACCAGCCTTACAGACGTTAAATGCTATAGGGGGTACAAATGGATTAAAAGCGTATATTTATCAACAAGTTAACGCTAACAAGCTGCCGTTAGATAAAAACTTAGACCGATTATTTAAACCTTATCGGAAGATTTAAGGGTTACATTATTTTAATACATAAGGTATAATTTATTACAGGTTGTAGGATACCTTAAAAAGCGTGTAAACAAAGCTATATTGTACAGATCAGAGGGCTTCACACTTTGCCCATCCTACCCTGATCTAGTACAGTATGGCTTTTTTTATGTTTACAGGTTTATCAACTACCTTTTTAAAGTTGAAGTTTTAGGAGAAGTAAAAGTGCAAGATTTAATTGGAAATGTAAATGCAACAATGACAAGTAAAGAGATTGCAACGCTCACAGGTAAAACACATAAAAATGTTTTACGGGATATTGATGTAGTACTTAAATCACTAAGCTCAGATATGAGTTTAGGCTTTAAATCAAGTACCTATAAAGATATTTCAGGTAAAACAAATAGAATGTTTGACTTAGACAAAGATTCTTCTTTATGTTTGATTAGCGGTTACGATGCTAATATACGAATGATAATCATCAAACGCTGGCAGGAATTGGAAAAAACGCCTCCATTATCTCAATTAGAGATGTTGGCTCAAGGCTTTGCAAAGATGGCAGAGATAGAAAACAATCAAAACAAGATAAGTCAGACGTTAACGGAGCAACAAGGGCGGATAGAAGCTGTTGAAGAAAAACAATTACTACAGAATGGAGATACAGGATTTTTAACTGTATTAGCTTACGCTAGGATAAATAATCTAGCCGAACCGCTAAAATTAGCTGTAAGGCACGGCAAAGCGTGTACCAAACTAAGTAAGGAATTAAATATTAACATCGGGCGCGTGTCCGATGAGCGTTGGGGCTATGTTAATAGTTACCATGTAGATATATTAAATATTATTTTTAAACCTTTAGGAGAATAAAATGCAAGATTTAAGCAAAGAAAATAAAGATTTTACAGTAACCGCTACAGGTCAGGCTTGTATTAGTCAAACCGCGATTAGTAAAGTAACCGGTATACCACAGCAAACTTTAAGCGATTGGATTAGAACTAAGTCGGTAGACTATAATACTAATGAACTCAACCAGTTAGATGCTAAATCCTTTCAAAAAGTAGTAATTCTCGGTAGCCCTAAATATCCATCTTGTTTAACATTTATGGGAACTTTACTAGAAGCAGGGGCTAAGGCTTATATTTACCATCAAGCAGGATATAAACTTGATGCAACAATGCCACCACCTACTACATTTTTAGAAGCTATGCAGGTTGCCACAAAAGAGATGGAGGTACTGGAAACACTGGCAACCGCTCAACCATCTTAATTTTAATTCTATAAATTTGTTTACGTCACATCCCTTACTGGTTTGTATATGAATTTGTACTTAGTACTTTACATAATAATAGTCTCCGAGCAAACTATTATTATGTAAAGGACTAAGTACAAATTCATATACAAGTAAACCTTACGTCACATCACTTAATGTTTACTTGTAATAATGTATACTATACATTATACTACGTTACTCAATAACAACGTAAGGTAAACATTATATTATGAGTAAACTAAAAACAAATATGAGATTAAGCGTAAGTATCTTTGATACTGTTTTACATGTGGCTCACAAAGATGGTTTTATAAATGCAATGGATTTGTTGCAAATAGGAAATCAGACTAGGAGTCAAAAAGGACAGCAATTTTTACAAAAAGCCCAAATAATGCGTATGGCGCAGTTTGTAGAGTTGCATGATGCAGTCAAAGAACAGGTATTAAGTGGCTCATACAGCTATTTTGAGTTAGATCCTGAAAAACTGGTCATTAACTCAGGTAGTGGGCGAAACACAAAAACAATGTTGTTCTTACCATTAGCCATAGAGTTTGCCGGCATAATGTCACCTTATTTTAGAGCTGAATTATATAAGGTTTTTATAGAGGAACGGTTGCTTCAAAATAGGGACGAGGGGGGATATGATTTTAAACGATTAAACATAAGTATAGATAAATACTTATCCGGACGGGAACACAAAAAAACCAATAAAGGTATTTTCATTACTATAGCTAAAATGCTTAAAGCCAAGATATTCTCGGCGGATGCTATCAAACAAGCAAGCGAGGCTAAAGTTAATTTATGGAATGAGGCAACGCCGTCGGAATTGCTGTTAAGAATATCATTCGAGAATGACCTTATAAATCTATTACGATTGGGTGTAGTAAGAGATTGGGATCACCTGAAAGAGTTGATAGAAAAGCTTTAAAAATAAGCCCTAACACTGCTTAAAAGGCTTTTGGTGGTTGCCTTAAAAACCACCCTCTATAGGAGAGATAGCAATGGGTAACAAAGGAATAACGGTTTTATCTTTATTTGACGGCATGAGTTGCGGTCAAATAGCTTTAGCAAGGGCCGGAATAAAAGTGGCTAAATACTACGCGGTAGAAATAGATAAGTATGCTATTAAAGTAGCACAAGCTAATTATCCTGATACCGTGCAATTAGGGGATATTAACGATATTAATATCAAAGAATTACCGCCTATCGATTTGATAATAGGCGGCTCACCCTGCCAAGGTTTTAGTTTTTCAGGGAAACAATTGAATTTTAATGATCCTCGTAGCAAACTATTTTTTAATTTTGTCAGTATATTAAAAGAGGTTAAACCTAAATATTTTTTACTTGAAAATGTACGCATGAAAAAAGAATATAGCGCGGTCATTACTGAGCGTTTAGGTGTGGAATTTATAGAGATAAACTCAAGTTTAGTAAGCGCACAAAACAGACGGCGGCTGTATTGGACAAATATAGAGGGTGTAGAGCAACCTATAGATAAAAATATCTCATGGGGAGATATTTTTGAGAAAAACGCACCAAAAGTACATTATTACAGTAATAAGGCGTTAGCTTGGATTGACCGCCACACATTAAGAACAGGGAAAAAACTAAGGGTTTTTGAGTCTTTCGGAAAGTGCCAGATGTTAGAGGCTTCTATGTATAAAAACTATTCCTCACAACGATTTTTTGGGATCAAGGACGTTGAAGGATTGCGTTATATTTCATTATTGGAATGTGAAAAAGCGCAAACAGTGCCGGCAGGGTACACCGCCCACGTGAGCAACACGCAACGCTACAAGATGCTGGGTAACGGCTGGACTGTAGACGTTATTGCACACATATTAAGAAAGATGCAATTTTAAACCATAAGTTATAATTATTGTAGGGTGTAGGCTTTAAAAAACGTGCTATACTTGTCACGTGAATAAATGGTTTTAAGATGCCACCACAATAAAGAGTTTTTAAAACCGTTGTTTTGATATGCACTGAATACTACTCGTATTTCATCTTAAAGTGCATTTCAGAGCAACGGTTTTTTTTTATGGGAAGAATAAAGATGCCCGAATTAAACATAGTAAACGATAAAATGAACACTTTGGATTTTGCAGCGTTAACGGGTACGGCACATTATGACGTATTGAAAAAAGCCCGTAAGCTATTGAATGATCTTGGAATAGATGAAGGGAATTTTTCCGCCATCTACAAAGACTCTATGCAGCGTGAAAAACCCATGCTTTCACTGGATAGAGATTTATCCCTAACGCTTGCTGGACAGTATGAACCAAAAATAGCCTATTCAGTAGCAAAAGCGTTTAATAGTCAACCAAAGCTATCTCAATTAGAGATGTTGGCGCAAGGCTTTTCAAAGATGGCAGAGATAGAAAACAATCAAAAAGTTACTAATACGCGATTAAAAGCTATTGAAGCAAAGCAACACGTAATTGATAGAGTTGTAAACGAGTTTACCGTAATGGCTTATTTTGTGTTTGCTGAATTAGGTAATATAGATATACAAGCAGCCAACACATTAGGCAGAAAAGCAGCTAAATATTGTAGACACCATGGTTATCCTATTGGAAAACAACCTGACCCTAGATTCGGTAAAATAAACGCCTACCCAGAACACGCTTTAATTACTGTACTTAAACAAGAAGGGTTCATTCCTGAATAACCTTTTTAAAGATGAAATTTTAGGAGAAGTAAAATGAAATACAGCGATGCAGTGGTTATAGCTATTTGTAAAGGTTGGGATTGCGGCATAAAACGCGATTCCATATCTGGGAACGGGTTTTATATTTGCCTTTATGGTGTAAAACTGATTTTATCGTATTTTGTGCAGTTATTGTTGCGAGTTGTTTTTGCGGTGTTATTTCCCCTAACGGCTTGTTTAGTTGTCTATATTGACAAAGGCTTAAAATAAGCAGGTATTTTTTAGGGACTGGCTCAATATGTAAGCTAGTCCCTTTACACCATGTATTAATTAAGTTTTAGCGCGTTACCAAACACAATTAAATCATACCTTAATGTATGGTAAATATCTTTATAGTGCATTTTTAGTGCCATATATTCCTTTAGTTTATTAGCTGCGAATCTTTCAGCTAACATAAGCTCGCTTAATTCGTATATACTCATTTGATCCCTTAATTTTGGATGTTTTTGAGCCATTAGACCTAATGCTTTATAGGATGCGTTGGTGATATGCTTATAATAAAATTTTGCTGATTTGCTCCCCTGGTTTGTAGCATATTCAACAAATTCCTTGATTATATCCGTTTCTTCACGTCTAGCAGTCTTACCTATTAATCGTGTAGAAGTCCATTCTAAATCTGACTTATTGGTCAATAGTTTTCTTAAAGCTTCTTCCATTAAGTCAAAAGCATCGATAAAAGCTAATTTTTTACTGTGCGCTTTCTTTGTGGAAATATTCATAACTAGGAACATGTAACCTTTTCGCGTTAAATGGAAGTTCCTATACTCGCGTCCTTTTGTGTTTTTATACGTGGATGCTGTATACATCCCTTTAAATTCGACTATGGAAATTTCCATAGTCAAATTATCCATTTTTCGCAGTAGTTCCATGTGAGCGATACCAAACTCAGTCGCGATTATGTTACTGGTAGTAAATACTTTATTGTTGCGTACTTCGACAAGTTCTTTTTGCATTAAATTCTCTTTTTATTGTTAAGTGAAATATAATTATACACTATTGAAATTAACTACTGAAATACAATACTTAAAACGTGAGCTAGTTCCTTTACACACGTAAACTGTTTTAGTATACTAGACACAACTTAAAACAAAAGGAGATTTTAAAATGGAATTGAAAGGCGATTTAGGCGAACAATTTAAACATCTTGATAAAAGACTTAATTTGATAAATGATTTTAGGTTTACTTATGAGTATGAGCCTGAACAGATTATAATGAGTCCATTCTGGCAAACAATCAAAGAGGCAATCAATGGGATTTTTTAGAAAAAAACGTAATATAGCAAACGCTACTCAAATTGATGGACGTATTAGCGCGATAGAAGCCCCATGGACTAAATGGGGTTTAAAGAAAGCGGTGACGGATGGCTACAGCGTGAGCGGCTGGGTGTATAGAGCGGTGGGAATTATAGCGCGATCAGCTGCTACCGTAAAGTTACAAGTTGTTGATAGTAACGACAAAGTAATAGAAAATCATCCTGTATCGGTGTTACTGTCCGAACCTCACCAAGCATGGTCTTTATATGATCTATTAGAACTCGTTTTCACATGGCAACAATTAGCCGGAAATGCTTACTTGCACCGTATCACAGACTCAAACAATCGCACATTAGCCATTATTCCTGTCAGTCCTGACAGACTGAACCCAATTCCATCTAATAATAATGATTCGCTGGTCGCTGGTTATTCAGTAACCAGTGAAACCGGCAAGGTAAAAAAATCAAATATATACACACCTTCAAACATAGCCCACTTTAAACTATTAGACCCTGCGAATCCTTTAGTAGGTATCAGCCCCTTGCAAGTTGCGGCTAAATCGGTCGATACGGACATTTCACAGCAATCATGGAATCGTAAAGCAATGCACAATAAAGGCATTGTAGACGCTGTTTTTACCTTTGAAAAGCAATTGAATTCAAAGGCTTATGACACAATTAAAGCAAAGTTAACCGAGATGTTGACGGGGTCGGTTAATGCTCATGGTGTCGGTGTAATTGGGTCTAATGCTAAATTTCAACGGTTAAGCCTAACACCGGTGGAAATGGATTTTTTAAATTCTCGTAATATGAACATGAAAGAAATTTTTATAATCTTCGGAATTCCTTTGCCGCTTGCAGGTGCGGCGGAAACAATGAGTTATAACAATTTTTCAGAGTCATTGAGGGTTTTATGGGAAATAACAAACATGCCTTTAATACAAGATTTTTGCGATACGTTAAACAGGTTTCTAGTTGATGATCTTGCAGGGGCTAAAATAAAACCTGATTATAGTGGTATAGGTGCGTTAAAACAGAACATGAAGCAAAACATTGAAAACGCTAAACTACTGCATGATATGGGTGTGCCTGTCAGTGAGTTAAATACACGGTTTAATCTTGGTTTAGACTCATATATAGGGTGGAATGAGTCCCACGTAAAAGCCGCTACAAAAAAGTAGCCGTTAATGATAGTTTAACGTTAAAATCAATTAATCAGCGATCAATTAAAGCCGAGTTTAGGGCGGTAGACGATTGGATCATTGACCACACACCCACAGTACAAGAATTACTAACAGATCAGCTTAACACTGCTATAGAAGCAATTAACCAAGGTTTTGATGTAGCAGAACAATTAAATTCTTTGCTGGATGAACAAGTAGCAGTGTTATCAGGTGTTTATCTTGCAGTAGGTGCGGCGGCAGGTACAGATTTACTAACCGAGTCTACGCGATCCATGCAAAAAAGGGATTTGTTGAGTGACCTATTAACAGCGTGGCTTGAAGATGAAGGCGTGGCGCGTTTTGATATGAGCGCAATACTAGATACAACTGTAAATAACGTTGCAACAATTGCTATTGATGCGGTAGAAACGGGCAAAAGTAACGCTCAGGTAGTATCAATTTTACAAGACCATTACAGCTTTAGTCCGGCCCGCGCGAACACTATAGCTCGTACAACGGTTGGTACAGCACAAAGTATAGGGCAAATAGTGCAAGCTGAGGCGGTAGGTGTTACGCATAAACGTTGGAATGATTCAGGGTTTGAAGTTCGAGATATACATAGAAAACGTGACAATGAAGTTGTTGCAATAGGTCAAAAATTTAGTTTACAGGCTGGTGATGTTGCCCCACGTTACCCTTTAGACCATTTAATTTCTGGTGATGATAGAATTAATTGTCGTTGCTTTATGACTTTTGAGATAAATTAGTTTTTATTAATAGTTGTTTTTTGGTACAATCTATCCAAGACTATACAAGAAGGTATTAAATGAATACATCCGAAGCAACCTTACTCGCTACAAAGCTAAACTTTTCGTTCAGCCAAACGCGCCGCTTTTTAGCGTATTGTTTGACGCATCAACGGCAACCATGTATTGCATTTAGTGAGGTTTTATCCGCTGAAACAGAAGCGGCTAAAACATTAGCAGACTCAGCGGTTGCTATTGTAGAGAACGACGCGCTAGACACAATAAAAAGAGGTAAATTGCTTGATGAAACGCTAACATCAATTAAAAAGTATTGCGAGGCGGCTCTGTTGGGGCGATCTGTTACCTCACGCAGTCTACTAAATAAAGATGAAAAAATATTCGTTTTTGATAGCCTTTTTTATCCTGATAGTTCAGAAGCGTCTAGTACTACATACGATTTTTTCGTGTCACTGCAACGAACATATAAGATGACACGAAAAGAAGCAATAACCTTTATTTTCGATGTTGGGCTATCGTTTACGTTTTGGACAGGCTACGATAAAGACCAAGGGCAGGCGTTTAGAACTGAATTTAAAATTACCACTAATTCACGGATAATTAAATTATGAGTAAAAAACAATTCTTAAAGCGTGCTGAAAATACCATTAGAAGCATCTCAGCGGAAGGCATTTTTACAGGATATTTGACAGTATGGGGCGTGGTTGATAGTCATAATTCAGTTTTTACCCGTGGCTCGTTCGCTAAAACAATCGCAGAACGTAAAGACAAAGTAAAGGTTATGTATGATCACGATACTTTGATCGGCAAAGTATTAGATGTACGCGAAGATGATCACGGGGTTTTTGTAGAATGTAAGCTTAATTTAGACGTACAAGCAGCGCGAGAAACCCATGCTTTTCTGACGGATGGTACACTGGAGGGTTTATCTTTTATGTTTCGCTCTATTCAGGAGGGATATAGAAAAGATGGAGTGTTGGCTATTTCCGAGGTGGCTTTGTTTGAATGCGGGCCGGTTAATTTCCCAAGTAATGAAGCCGCCACGGTGGAGTCGGTACGATCTACAGTTTTTAGTGAGTCCGTAACGGAAGAAGAAAGCTATTGGCGAGAGATAATCTTACAAGATGCGATGAATGGTACATTATCGTCTATCTGGTGGTCAGAAATGACCAACACCGAGAAATTAACCGCGTTTGATACAGCATTAAGTGACTACCGATCGGCTTATCTTAGCTTTGCAACTGAGCAATTAAGTATTACAGGGTATAGGTATAAATCGCCCGATAATTTAATAAACAGCGTAAACACTGCTTTAAAAGAAAGATCAAAGACACCGGAACAGATAGCAGTTGAATCTGCTTTAACGCTAGATCAAGTGATAGCATTACGAGCCGGTAGAGTAATAAATGTATCGGCTTATGATGTAAAAACCGCATTAGGCGATGATGTTTTAAAAGAATTACAAAACAAGCGTAACACTAATATAGAAAAATTAGCCGTTGCTTGTCGTGATATACACACAGACGTAGAAAAAGACCGCTTAAGATCGCTATTGAGCCTTGAAACTAATACGAATCAAGATCAACCAGAAGATGACACGGAAAATATACGTGACGCAATAAACTTTTTAAGAGATTTACAAAATGGCTGATAATCAAACAATTAAAGATGTTTTTGTTGAAATGCGAAAAGCACACGAAACATTAAAAACACACATCGACAGCGTATCCGATAATTTACGCAACGACCCAATTTTTACAGAAAAAACAGATAAAATTAACGACGATATTACCACATTATCTAAACGTATGGATGATATGGTGGTAGCAGCCGCAACAGTACCACAAGTAACTGATGATGATGTTGATGTACAGCTACGGCAATCGGCGTTTGATAAAATGTTACGTTTTGGGCGCAGTAATGCCAATTTTAGCGATGACGAAAAGCGCGTATTATCTAGCGCATCTGATGCGGAGGGTGGCTTCTTAGTACCTGATCAATTTGAACAGGGTATTATTACTGAGGCATTTAATCAATCTGATTTGCGTGGGTTGGTATCAGTTGCACGAACAGGGCGCGACGCGGTAACGCTAGGCTCTTTAAGTACACCTAAAGTTGCATGGGGTACGCGTAACGTAAGAGTATTACCGGAAGAAATTACAGCAGGGCAACAACGCATTGAAATTAACGACTTAAAAGCCCTAACATTAGTAGCTAATAATACGCTAGATGATGCTCTAGCTGATGTATGGGGCGAATTGCGTGACCTTTTTGCTGGTGCGGTTGCTATCGCAGAGGATGACGCGATTGTAATGGGGACAGGTGACAGAATGCCCGATGGTATTCTAAACGATCCTCGTGTAATATCTAGCGCGATGCTGTCAGGTGTAGCCGGTGGACTAACGAACGCTTCACACAACGGCGTAGATGTTTTGATTAAAATGCTTTATGGGCTTAAAAAGCAGTATCGTAGAGCCGCCACATGGGGCATGAACTCAACTACTGAGGGCGTTATCCGTACACTTAAAAATGCAAATGGCGAGTATTTATGGCAGCCTCCAGTTCAAGCAGGACAGCCCGCCATGTTATTGGGTCGCCCGTTGGTTAACCCTGAAGGTATGGATGATATAGGTGCCGGTAAAATGCCTATCTATTTAGGTGATCATAAAAAAGGCTATAGTTTAAAAGATAGAACCGGTTTAACTGTTCAGAGATTAGTTGAAAACTACGCAGAACTTGATCAAGTAGGCTTTTTACTTAAAAAGCGTTTAGGCGGTAAAGTGATTAGATCGGAAGCATTTACAGCTCTAAAGATTGCTACTTAATATAGGATAATAAATTTATGAGACACGACACAAGAAGCAAAAGCCTTTTATTTAAGGCTTTGATGATGGTTAACGCGCCGGTAGCTACAACTACCTACACCTTACGATTAGACCACACAAAAGCAAGCGCGGGCGGTTTCGCGTGTATTTTACCTAATACGGCGGCAGGTTATACGTTAACGCTAGAACATTCTGACGATGGCGTGACGTGGACAGCATACACCGCAGCTGACGGGAAATCAGCATCACCACAAGCCGTATTTGAACCCGTAACAGGCTTTCAAGTGATAGATGGCGTACCTACTGATGTAGCTAATTTTATTTATATGTCAGTCACAAACCCACACGGGCGGTATTCTCGTTTAAAAGTGGTTAATGATACTGACGTAGGTCATATACACATTACCGGCATTTTGTCGCCGCTAAAAGATATTCCGGCGTAAAATGCTAAAAGGTTATAAAACAAGCCTTGCATTAATAAGCGTTCTAGCCCTTATGGGCTGGGGCGCGTATGCGTCGCTACTGGATCAGGTGCAACAATTAGAGCTAGGGGCGTTTTTAAGCTCGGTTCTTGGTGCAGGTATTTTATTAGATGGCAAACAACGCAATAAACAACGATCTAATACGACAGTGACAAGTATAAGCTACATAACAATAATAGGTTTTGTTGTAGCGTATTATATGGGTACTATTGAATACTGGACTATGAGTTTAGGGGTAATTCATGCGTTTACGCTGGCAGGTATCACACATAAAATTAAAAAAACGCGTAATACTTTGGATGATTTTACTCACGAGTATTTTAAATAGCGGTTGCTCTGCGCGGCTAATAGAAAATGAGCGGCTAGACCTTAAAAGCATTAATTTACCTGTGCAGATTGTAATAACCGCTACCAACGATGATATTAATGAAGCCGGTAGGGAACTAATAAACCAATTTATTAAATTAAAAGCTTTTTATACAAGGCATGTAAAAAATGACTAAATTCCAATCATATCTATTGTTTTCTGTACTTAAAATAGTATTTAATAGCGGCTTGATAACTCGAATTAGTGTACAAGTATCCGCGTACTTTAACAGTAATTTAGACGGAAAAGATAAACGCGCAGCGGTCGCTAATAATTTAATTGATGGTGTAGATACCCATTCACAGATTGACTGGTTTAACGAAGCTAGACGTATCAGTGAGGGCTTGTTAACGATGGCGATACAGATTATATATGAATACCTAAACCACCGTGTAGATAAACGGGATAGTAACGGCTTCACGCCACCACCCAGCGGTCTATAAAAATGAGTGAAAAGCGATTTAGTGATTTAGAAAAAGCGGTTTCATCGCTAGAAAAAACTAATGTTTTTTATGAGCGTACAATGCTCACGCATATAAAACACGACGACGAGACATTAAAAGGGATTGAATCAAGTATTGAGGGAATTTATAGCAAAGTCGAGAAACTGGTGGATAAGGTGTCGGTAGATATACGAGCAAGCAAGGCGGACGCGGATACAAGAAATGACCTAAAGTATTTATCTTTAACAGATGCTACCGCACTAATTGAAAAAGCAAGAAAGGACACGATAAACACATTAACACTGACAGGTTCGGCAATGTTAAGCGTTTTAACATTTTGTGCATGGCTTTACGTGCAAAGTATAAAAATAAAAGGCGGTTAAATGTTTGTAGATGCTACAACGCGACGCGATTTAATCGAATTTTATACGGATAGCTCGGTTATTGAACTTAATTATGTCGATGGTTTTGGCGTACCGCTAGACCTATCTGGGTACACAGCGGAAATTGTACTAAAATTCAATGATGTACCCGTTCACACCGCGCAGGTGACCGTGGCAGGGATCAACTATAATTTAAGTGTTACTATACCAAGCAGTGTTAACACTGCTTTGTTCACTGATACAGGTGGAGCATTAAGTTATGCGCTAATTTTAACCTCACCCACCAACACACAAGAAACAATTTTATACGGGGCGTATATTTTAGTGGATCACGCCCACGGTGGCGGATGTGTTCCAGAAATTGAACCATTTACTACACAAAGTCAAAACATAGCTGCACCTTCAAGCTCGCTACCCGTAGGAACAAGCCAACACGTTAGACTAGAAGCAGGTGAAAACATAAGCACATTTAAACCTGTTATTGTAGAAAATGGTTTATTGTACTTAGCTGATAGCAATAATCCAGGACACATTAACAAAATAATAGGCATTACACTAGAGTCGGGCGTTACAGGTGGAATTATAACGGTAAGTACAGCCGGACATATTAAAAATGCCGGTTGGTCGTTTAGTAATACTGTAATTTTTTTAGAAGGTACGAGCGTTTCGGATACGCCGCCTTTAACCGGTTTTTCGGCTATTTTAGGGGTAGCGGCAACGCCCAACTCTGTTATACTAAATCTAAACCAAAATATTGAGTTACTATGACTAAAAAAGTACTAAGTATAGGCGGTGGGGCATTATCAGAGGTATTGATAAGCCCTACCGGGTCCGATGGAGATCTTGTGTGTTTAGCGTCTAACGGTAAATTAGACCCTGGCGTAGTACCAGATTTAACGAGTGGCGGCGGTTCACCTACAAACAAAATTAATTGTAAAGTAAACTCTAGCGGCACATTAGCAGGGGGGGATTTTGTTAATATTTATGATGATGGTGGAAATCTTACGGCGCGCTTTTGTGATGGAAATGCAGGAACGCCGCGCGAGTGCCACGGTTATATAGCTGTAGCCGGCACACATGCAGCCGGGTCAACTGTAGCGGTAACGCTTAAAGGTGCTATACAAAGCAGCCCTGCAACGCCTACAGTTATCGGTGGAAGTGCTATGTATATAGCAGGCAATGCTGGCAAGGTATCAGTAACAAAGCCAACCACTACTGGCTATATGTTACAAAAAGTGGGGGTAAGTGAGCGCACTAGTCCATTTAACTTTTTCTTTGATCCAGAGGCGGCGGTTATATTACTATGAGTGATTATCTAAGTTTAAACGCAGGACAGCGTGCAGCTAATAAATTTAAAGCAACATCCGCCGGCGCGGCTGATGCTGATTCTCTTATCACATTGGATGCAACCGGTAAAATAGATGCGTCCTTCTATGAAGCACCGGCATTACAGCTAGGAATACATCAAATAGAACTAAAAGCACAGGTAACAATACCGGCTGGATCATTGGTACACATGTTTTACTATACTAGTGGTTACGCTAAACTACATCTAGCCGACAGCTCAACGGGTAAAGAGTGCCACGGTGTATCAGATTTTGATTTAGGTCAAAAAACAGGTAATCAGGATGTTATTATCAGTAACGCCCCCATTGTACAATGTGCTAATATTCCTGTAGGTGCTAAACTATTTTTAGGTGTAGCAGGGGCTTTAACCGCAACCGCACCAACCACAGCAGGGCATATCGTGCAACAGATCGGGTGGTGGATTGGTGGCGATAAAATAAGATTAGATATTCAACCTAGTACGGTGGTGGCATAATGGGAATTTTAGCGTTAAATCCAAACGGTACTATTGCAACCGTTGCTCCGATAAAAACAAGCGTAGGGGCAGCTGATGCAGGCAAAGCGGTCGCATTAAGCGCGACAAATAAGCTCGATGATTCTTTATTTAACGTTGTTTCATCTACTGCCGAAGTTACTTTCACAATCGAAAAGTTGCCAGGTATATCAATTGGCAACGAAAAAGCGGTTTATTTGGCTATGGATGGTAACGTAGTTAAAGCTGGCTTAGCTACCAACAGCTCTACCGAGGAAAAGGCGAATGTTGCCGGTTTTTGTGTATCATCTACCGCGACACATGTAACAGTTAGATGTGATTCAGTCAATGACACGTTAGTTAGTGCGATAGTTGTCGGTGATAAATATTATTTAGGTACAGGCGGCAATACGGTAAACACAGCACCAACAACACCCGGTACATATTTAACAGAGTTAGGTATAGGCTTGGCTCTCAACTACACCGGATCTTTTAATCCAAAACAACCAATACTAATATAAAAATGGCTAATAAATACTTATCCCTAGTTTTAGGGAAAATAACAGAAAACGAACTAAACCAAACAAGCGCAGGAGCGGCGGACGCTGGCAAAGGTATCGCGCTAGATGCTACAGGTAAATTAGATGCTTCATTAATGCCTGGGGGTCTTGGTGCTGATGTAAAACTATTGGTTTGTAGTGAAGCATTAAGCGCAGGGGACATGGTACAAATTTGGGACGATGGAGGAACAGCTAAAGCGCGTAAAGCTGACGCGACTACAGGTAATAAATTCGTCGCGGTTGGTTACGTTAAAACCGGCTTCGCATTGGGCGCGACTGCAACTGTATTCTTTTCTGGTAATTTGGGCGGGCTTTCAGGCTTAACGATTGGCGGCGCGTGTTTTCTTTCAGAGACAGCCGGCGGAATTACACAGACAGCGGTGAACAGTGTCGGTGCTATTAGTCAATATGTGGGGCGTGCAGTAGCAGCGGATGAGCTTAATTTCATGCCTGAACAACCGATTCAGTTGATTTAATAGGGCGTAATTATGGCGGTTGAATTAGTTTCTTTTGATGAGTGCAAGGGGCTTTTAGGATTGGTAAAAAATCAGTCTGATTATCCTGATTTGCATATCATTAGAGAATCCGTTGTCGCGTCAATAGAAGCGTATACGCGCCGCCGGTTTAGTTGTAAGCATAGACAATATAACTTTTTTGTTATGTGTCCTCAAAAGATGATCGAGCTTGCAGCTATTCCCCTAAAAACAGTGGCTAAAGTTGAGGTTAACGGTGAAGCGGTTGGCTATAAAATAACCTGTTACGGAATTCTATTAGATAAACCGATTAAAGAAAAAAACCTTGTTATTGACTATGTGGGCGGTATTTCAGAAGTAACGCCACAATTAAAAAGGGCCGCATTGCTCCAAACTGTTTACGAATATCAAAACAAAGAAAATATAGGTGTAACTTCAATATCTAATGATGGCGGATCGGTAACTATACCGGAATTATCTTTATTAAAAGAAGTTAAACAATTGTTAATAGATTTTATCCACCCTTACCCTGTTTTTTAAATGCGGTTATATGTCAGTGGTATAAGTTCAGTTATCCGGGTATTGACAGAGACCCCAGAAACAACGTACAGACGTTCACGTGTAGCGTTTAATCGTGCAGTAGTTAAAGCGCATAGAGAAGTAGGTAGAAATTTCAGAGGTGCGTTAAAAAGTCGTACCGGGCAGCTTAGGCGGTCTATTTCTTTTGAGGTAACGGGGGACAGTCTAGCCACATTATCGGGTAACATTTCAAGTAACAGCATTTATGCACCGATTCACGAATACGGCGGTACAATAAAGGCTAAAGATAAGTATACGGGCTTAGATGGTAAACCTTATTTAAATATCCCGTTGGATGCAAACAAAACAGCGGCCGGTGTAATGCGATTATCCGCTTACCAAGTTTTTGAAGGGGGCGGTTTTATTATAAAATCCAAACGTGGAAAATGGCTTGTTATGAGTGGTGAGGGTGTGCCTATGTTTGTATTGATAGAACAAGTCCACATAACAGCACGGTTAGGAATGCGTGACGCAATGGCTAACGCTACGGATGAGCTAATTAAAGAACTTAGGGGTTTTTAAATGTCAATACAAGTATTAATATTAGATGCTATAGAGCAACGCTTAACAAGCATTGTAGAATCTAATGGGTATAATGATTCATTTTTACCCAGTACAATTCACAGAGCAAGTCTAAAACCGTTTAAAAATGGGGATCTACCAGCGGTAAATTTTTGGACTGGCGAGGACACTTTGAAGGATAAAGAGTACGGTATAGATAATCGGCAATTACCCGTATTTATAGAAGCTTATACAACAACGCGCGACGATAATTTCATAAACACTGCTTACACATTCGCAGCGGATATTGTGCAGGCGTTATTTAGATCACCAGCCGCGCCCCTAATGGGTGATGTGCCAGATGCTAGTCTAGGTGGTATAATAGATATACTAGAAGTATCTAAAATTGTACCCGTAGCTAATGAGTTGGACGGTGCATGGTGTGGCGTATACATTGAACTAAACGTACTATATAAAGCACAATTAGGCAATTTTAAAACATTTTGTAATTAAATCAGGATTAAATAAAATGAGTAACGAAAATTCACGGGTAGATTATCAAAGCGGTTCAATACCTCACGCCCTAGCACCTTTAGCGAATAGTGGGGACAATAAGAAATATAATACTGGGGTTTCTACATTGTCTGACGGTGCAGTAATCACGCCTGATGGCGTAATCAATGGAGGCGTTTTTTTAGGTACAGCTGTTGTAAATCAGGTCTCTATCGGGTCAGTAAACGCGGTACGCGCAGGATTAACCGTTATAGTTAATGCTGGTACGTTACCCATTACACGCGCCGCAGCGGACGGAAAAGCAAGCGTTACCAGTATCATCATTAACGCGGCCGGAGCATGGGCAGCAATTAAAGGCACTGATGGCGCGACAGCTTCATTTAGTGAGTCGCGAGGTGTTGCAGGATCAGCCCCCTATATTCCGGTAGGTGCAATAGAGGTCGGGCAAATAAGAACGGTAACTAATGTAGCTGGTGTTTTGGGTAATACTGAATTTTACCAAACAGCCGGAACACACGCAGAACATTCACTTTTTCCTGTTTTTGATATTGATAACTTTACAGGATCGGTGAATTTTGATTTTCCATTAGCCCCAATTCATACGGGGGACGTATCAAAGGCGGTTTATGGAACGTTTGCAGAGCCTATTTATACGGAGCAAAAATTTAGTAACGATTTTGTTCCTGCAGATACGTCGTATAGTACGGCATCAGAGCAGGTGTATTCTGCTACGATTGGCTCAAGTTCTAGCTCACTAGGTCAAGCTTCATTTACAGCAGTGTTAAAGGATGGTATCACCGATCCTATTTTAGCCCTTAAAGGGCAAAATTTGATGTTTAGATACTTTCAAGACAGAAACAAGCCGGCCCATATTTTAACTCAAGGCGTAATAGGTTTTTCACGTACTTTTGGTGCGTCTGATAACCCTAAAGTTTCTGTATCTATTTCCCCAAGTGTTGAAAGTCAAAACAGAGCTACATAATGGGCGGTTTTGATAAAAGCGGCTTTATGTCCGCATCGTTTGAGCCAGCTACAGCATCGGTAGAAGTACCTGAAATGGCGGATTTTTTTGGTGATGGTGCGGATGCTATTTTTACAGTTAGAGGGTTGAATGCTAACGAGTTTTATACAGCATCAACTATTGAGCAAAGAAAAGAAACAATCACGTCGGTTGTTTCTAGTCTCAGCACATCCGCACAAGTAACAGAAAAGTTAAAGGATGTTATAGGCTTGACAGGTGAAAACACACCGGCGGAGGTGGATAAACGAATCTATATGTTAGCCACCGCCTCAATATCCCCTAAATTAGAGACTTTTGAAGCTGGCAAAATAGCGGAAGTTTACCCTATCAGTTTTTTTAATTTAACTACTGAAATAGCCCACCTAACAGGACAAGGTGCAACTGTAAAAAAGTCTTGACGCTTTGGAACACCGCCACAGTACAGAACACCATGGCGGTGTTAATCTTGAGAAAATCCGGGTTAATGTTGTTTCAAGCGTTACCAAACATTTTTAAAGATCCGTATGTGACAGAAACAGAATTAATATTGTGGTCAATGTTTTATGATAAACAAGAAAAAGAGCGCAACAAATGAGCAACAGAAATAACACAATAGAGATCTTTTTTCAAGGTGTTGATAATGTAAGTAACATTACATCATCCATACAGTCTAATATACAAGCATTTGAGGGCGGAATTACCAGCGCAGCGCAACCGCTCGCCGGCTTGACAGATGATATTTTAAGCCTTAACAAGGCTTTTTTATCTATGGCGGCGGTGTATGGTGGCAAGGCTCTTTCACAATTCTCAGCATTTGAAAGTGCTACTATTGACCTTAAAAAAGTATTAGACGTTACTGATCCTAGCCTAGCTACATTTACAAAAACATCACGGGAATTAGCCGACACTTATGGCGTAGCAAGTACAAAAATATTACAAGGTATCGCTAACTTTAAACAAGCAGGTTTTAGTGCAAAAGAGGCGGCGTTGCTACAAAAGGACGCGCTAGATTTAGTAATAGCCGGTGATGTGGATGCAGCCGCAGCGACAGAGATACTCATCGCGTCACTAAAAGGTTTCAAAGCGGAAGCAAGCGAAGCCCCACGATTCATAGAAGCGTTAAACAACGTATCTGATAAATACGCTACAAATTTAAAAGAATTGTCCACCGGGATGAGTAAAATCAGCCCGATAGCCGCTAAAATGGGTTTTTCTTTTGAAGAAACTACTGGATTAATTACACCTATTATAGAGGTGTTTAGGTCAGGCAGCGAAGCAGCCAACGCGCTAAAAACAGGGTTGTTAAAATTAATTGATGAGTCTAAGCCGGTAGCGGACGCACTCAAAAGTATAGGCGTAAGTCAAAAGGACGTTAACGGAAAATTAAAATCAGGGAAAGCGATATATTTAGAAGTTGCCAAAGCATTTCAGACGCTAGATGATAAAACTAAACTTTCTGTAACTAGTCAGCTTGTGGGACTGGATCAAGCCGGGAAAATGGTAGAGGTTTTTTCTAATCTTAATACCGTTTTAGATATTCAAGCAGTAGCTTATCAGAAAACAGGCTCGGTTCAAAAAGAGGTTGCGTTAAGGCTTAAAAGCGTAGAGGTGCAATCCAAAAAAACAGGTGTAGCTTTTAATGAGTTAGCGATAGAGATCGGATCGAATCTTGCTCAAAGTGTTGGGTCAGGTATGGACGGTATACAGTCCCTACTGGGTGCAATGCGAGAAGTTGCCGCAAGTGGTGGGTTAGGTGATTTATTCGATGCTCTCACGGAACAAGGCGAAGATTTTGAAAAGTATCTAAAAAGCATAGCTAAAGCACTACCGGAAGCTTTTAACGGCTTAAAATTTGATGCACTTATTAAAACCTTTGCTGATTTACGTGACGCAGTTGGGGGCGTGTTAGGCGGTTTGGATTTAACTAAAGTGGATGATTTACGGGAATTTTTGCAACAAGTAATTGATCACATTGCAAATATAACCAAGTTTTCGGCTGAGGCGGTACAACAATTAACAGCTTTTTTTAGTACGGTTAGTGGTTGGCTTTCTTCTTTATCCTCAGCGGATGATGGGCTAGTTGCATTATTGGGTGGTTTGGGCGGTATATCTAAGATTGTTTTAATTATCATACCAGCATTAGGGCTATTATCGACGGCGTTTGGTGTATTAAATGGAGTACTTACGTTGGTGGGTACTGCCAGTGCCGCATCTTTGCTGCCAGCATTAGCCGCCATGTTGCCTGCAATTGGTGCGTTAGTTGGAGCGGTTAATATGTTATCGTTTGCCTTTAATGCCAATTCATCAGCGTACGATGATTATATTAATAGAACCCGAGGCGTAGAGGACAGTTTAAAAAGTATTGCAGCGCGAACGGATAAAATGGCGTTAAAGTTGCATAAGGTATCAGTGCATACAGGTATTCTTGTTACTAGTTTTGATGAGCTTAATCAAGCTCAAAAAGACGGGCTAATTGTTTTTGATAAAACGACTCAGCAATGGGAAAACGCGACAACCGTAACTAAAAAGTTAGATGATAGCCTGATTGGTACGATCACTCGAAACAGTAAGCTATCAGAATCCGAAGCAAAAAAAGCAGAAAGTATAGCAGCAAGCAACGCCGTCGCACTAGAAACAATAAACAAAAATATTGCTATAGGTACTTCTACCACCCAAGTTACAGCAAAACAAACAGCATTAGCCAAGGCGTGGGATGAATCCACAGCAAGACAAGCAAAACACGCTGCAACCACAAAGAAAACAGTAGAATCGTACAAAGTGTGGGGCGGCTCGATTAAGGACGCTAAAGAGAACGTTAGAGGCTTTAAAAGCGCAATGGCAACGCTTGCAAGGTCTCAAACGGAACTCGCTAAATCTACGCTAAAGGTTCATTCTATAATGAGCGCGTTGGCAGAAGATACGCGCCTCGCAAAAATAAAATTTAATGTTGATTTTAATATTGCTAAAGTAAAAGCTGATTCTGCGAGAGTGCAAGAAGCTTTTAAAGCCGTAGCGGTCACTGTAAAGGCGACTAGTGATGCAGTTGCTTCAATTTATGGTACAGGTAGGCAAGAAGGCGATACGTTTGGGTTTGAGTTAGATAATCAACTTAGAAACGCAAACAGAAGAGCCGATCAAGCACTTGAGAACGCTACAAAGTTAAACGACGCACAAATTGAATATATGAAACAACGCGGCGAGGCAATCCAAAGGGGCGACGCTAAAATAAGAATAGAAGGATCAGGATTAACCCCTATTCTTCAAGAATTATTAAGAACACTTATGGAAGAAATACAGTTACAAGCAAACAGCGAAGGGTTAGAATTGCTATTATGATTATATCTATAACACCTTATTATTTTAACACTGCTTTTTTGTTTATCTGTAATGATACCGCACGGACTAAAGTAGTTAAAAATAATCGAAGGATAGATAGGATTGCAACGCTAGATGGTGGAGCGACTATATTGGATTATGGTTTTACTTCTAGTGATGCTGAGCTATCCGTTACACTACAAAAAGGGCTAAACCGTGAATTTGGGTTAAATTTACAACGACTTATGCAAACCATATCCTTAGTTAGGGTATCATGCCGCGAGGGTAGTTTTGTGGGTGTAATTCAAGATTTAGCGTTACACAGTGAGAACATTCAATTTAATTTAATTATTAAGCATTAATGCCATGCAAAATTACAGTTTTACTAATAACGCGGAAAGTGAATTAGCATCCCCTGCAAGCGCAGCTAATACCACCATCATAGTACAGGCAGGCAAAGGCGCGTTATTCGCATCGCCAGGCGGTTTTTTTATGCGTGCAACGCTAAAAGAAAATGATAATATTGAAATTATAACGGTGGTATCGGTTGCCGGGGATGTTTTGACAGTGCAACGTGGTCAAGAATCAACCACCGCTCAAAATTTTGGCATTGGAGCGACAATATTTGGTGCAGTAACCGCCGCTTTTCTTGCTGATATTGTCACATCTATTATTGATGTAACCTATACCGCTAATTCTAACGAGCAAGATATAGCCGACAATTTTACAGATATAGCAACATTACAGACGAACATACAGGGTATTTTACCTGTATTAACCGGCGCATTACCTCCAAACACCACGCCGGTATCCGCCCATCAATGGTATATGGTGTCAGGTGCAGGGGAACTCTACCGGGCAACTGCTACGAACAACCCTGCCGATTGGGACTTGATATACAGCTCGCGCCGCTTTGCGAGGGTTGATTCCGCATCCTTGTATACAGGAGCGAGCGCACCATTTGGGCGTACAATGTTTGATTCATTTGCCTATATTGCACACTTGAAAGTAAGCCAAGGCGCGACATCACCAGAGGTGTATATCAGGCTCGCTAATGGCTATAATGGCAACCATACACCATTTGATCACGGCGTACTACAAGGCGGTCAAGATGTTCTAATTCGCATGGGCTGGCGTTACCCTGTACATGCTGTTGAGACCGCAGCAGTAAAGGATTTTCTGGTTTTCACGGTGCAGATGGGAACGCTACCGGAAGCCATAGGGATAAATTCATCGCGTGTAATTGTTAAAAATACCGGTGTTTTGTGTGGCATAAAATACAAAAATTCTAGTAACGTGACAAGCAGCGAAATTTTAACAGGGATAACAGGAACGCCTCCTGCGGTGGGTGAAACGGGTGTATTAGAGTTTACAGTATACAGTGAGTCGCCTTTAGCCTTCACGGCGCACTGGTTGACGTTAGCGAGTTAATATTATGCTTAATAACGGTGCGATAAATACTATTTCTATTAATGTTCTTGGGGGTATCAATCCGTTTTTTATCCCAGGAACACCTACGCCTTTAATTGAACCCTCGCCCGACAGTAAAATTTTAATTGTTGGTACAATTACCACCCCAACATTACCGCCCATACAAATACCGCTAAGCAGTGTTACAGGTAAAATAGGGGGTTATTATTACGAGGAATTTGAGGCTATTTGTCCTGATTTATTAGGATCAGGCGCGAATATACTTTTATACTCTCAAGATATTGAAAACAAGTTAACAGTTGAGCAAGTGGAGCAAAAAACAGACGGCACAACCTTAACTCAACAACTTTTTTCTTCACGTATGAGCGCAATAAAACCAAACGTATTGATAAACTCAACCGAGCTAGTTATAGAGTGCAGTGAAACTATAATGGCAGGAACGCGCCCTTATCCTTACGAGCGTAGATTGCTAACAATAGCTAACATAATATCCCATACAGTTGATAGTTTTGGTCGTTCTAAACTTGTTATCCCATTTACACCACAACTACGCACACAAGACGAAATTCTGTATAATGGCGGACAAAAAGCGCGTATTTTTGAAGGTAATATTAATTTACAGGTAAAGCATCGGACGCTATCTATAAGAGTGTTTAATGCTGATTTATTTACTGATATCAACAACGTACCAACTAATTTAATTTAATTATGGGTATTGCGACAATTACAGAAAACGTGGGGGATGGTGAATATAAAGCCATCACAACAAAAGACACGGCTCGGGCGGTGGAAAGGCTCGCACTACTTGGTACGCAAATAACCGCGTTAGAAGAAAGAGTTGCTATATTTAATATTGAGTTCCAGCAAGAAAAAGCACACCAAAACACATTAAGAAACAAGGCAGTTATCGCACAAACTGCGTTCAATACCGCCGCTAGTGCAGCCACCGCCGCACTAGCTCAAAAAGACGGCAACCTTAAACTAGTTGATACCGCTAACGGATCAGTAATAAATATACCCGAACACGAAACCCTAAACACTGCTTTAAATGTACTCGAAAAACAGAATGCAGTAGCGGATAGCGCAGCGTATAAGCTAAATTTTACACGCGCTTTGCTATCAACTGCCAAAGATAGAGAAAGTAAATTCACCATAGCAGTTGAAGAACCAACGCCTACGCGCCACTGGGCGATTGATTACATGCCAGAGATACCATTAGGTTCTATAGTAAAAACGGTTGAAGTATCACAAGAAACAGGTAAATCATGGATAGCACCAATGACATACAAGCCCGTTGCCGATGATTTGCTAATTGAACAAGCTTTAATTGATAAAGCAACTAATAGACGAGGTGTATTAGTTGGCGAGCGTAACAGTACCAACGCTAAAATAGCAGCTAATATCAATATTCTGGCAGCATTACAGAATGCGTTGATAGCCGCTATAAACGATAATGATAATTATGAAATCGATAGTATAGAGCAGGACATAAAAACAACTGTAGGAGAACAGGCTTTATTTTTTAAAACAAAGGACGCGCAAACGCGAAAAATAGAAAAAATAGATGCGGAAATAGTTTTAAAACAAGCTGAAAAAGACAGGATAAGCGCGATAATAGTGGCGGATGAGGTAGATAAGGGCGTTATTCTAGCATCAACAAAACAAGTACAGCCTGTTCTAGCATCATCCCCAGAAGCTACATTTTACAATAAGGCTATTTTACCGGGATTACAGCAATGGCGACCCGTGTTTAGAAAAGGCACAATAACCGCCATTAATTATGGTCTTGATACCTGCACCGTTTTACTCAAAAATGAAAAAAGTTCCCAGTTAAGCCTACCGATAAACAAAGATCACAATATTATTGTGAATGTTCCTGTACGTTATGGTGAGTGCAACGCGGCGGTATTTTTAGTTGATGATTTAGTAATTATAGGTTTTCGTAGCGATTGGAACACACCGGTAGTGGTAGGTTTTCAAAAAGAGCCAGAGGAATGCTTGAATTATATTTTAGGTGTTCACGCTTCACCTCAACCGGATAATATTGTCGCAGTTTTGGAAGCAGGGCAGCCGTTAAGACAGATAACGGGGGTAACAAATACAACGTATAAACTGCCTAAAACCGTTAAAAACTTACCCGAATACAATACAAAGCTTGAATGTGGTTATGTTAATACGTCAACCCAATTCGGCGCGGTATCGTGGGATTTAGGAAAAGGTGAATATTACGGACTGCCTGTAGAAAACAGGATTCATGCCTACAATTTGAAGCAGCACCAAGTAGGTGGGGGGGTACAGCCACCGACCGGCGCTTATATTCAAGATGTTTTCTATAAAGGTAAGTTGTTGTTAAATCATAGCCACCATAAAATTTTAGGTTGCGTTGTAATACCTAAAAAGCGCGTGCTGGTAATTGATATAAAAGGCGAGTGGTCTTTATATAACCGCGATGGATCGCTATACCGTATAGGTCAAATTTTAAATTTCCCCCCTACTATCAACTACTATCATGGGGCATTCTATCAAAAAGCATGTTTTACCGATGACAGTAAAAAAGGGTTTTTTGCATGGCGAAAGCACCGCACATATTTCGAAAAACCTACCACCTTATCAATAACTTATGAACTTTATACGCTGGATTTAGTGGGCGAGGATTTATCTTTTGATGTTATTTGTACATTAGATGAGACCCGAGAAGGCGTTCAGGATTTGGGCGCGGAATATTTGACCCAACCGGCGCAGGGCTACCCTTTCACATTTAACGGAACTTATCAGCTTTTTGTGGGCGCACATAATAACGCGCGAGTAGTTTATGAGCTAACAGCCGATACCTATGGACTGTATGACGGGCCGCCTACTAACGTAAACTCGACTGAAACAGGCACATATTCCTTTAATATTAATGGTGTGGTAAAGAAAACATGGTCTTTTTCTGCTACGGAACACCACGATAATACAGGGCTGAATTTTTCAAGTTCAGGCGCGATTGCGATGGTTTGCTTTACTCACGTAGATATGGAAACGGGTTTAGCAGTCATTAGTGAGATACGTCAAGACGTGACAGCAACATTTCAAGTACGAATTAGGGAATTTATACCGAGCATACCTGTAGTGACTGAGGATAGTATATTTTTTAATGAAGTGTTAATTAAAACGATCACCCACGCGCCGATAAGCATTCCTACCACGCTGGGCGTGTTGCCTTGGTATTATGAGCAATTACTACACAAGGGTATAATGATTAGCGACCTTATTTTTGATGTGGCTAAGGTAAACGCGATAGCAACATCGAATATAAAACGTGGTTTAAATGGTACGAGTGTTTTTGTTCACATCTTAACGCTTGAATATTTAAAAATGGATGGCGTAACCAAGGTATATTTATCAATATCGCATGTTTCTGGTCAAGCACCCGTAATTGATTTACAGCTAGAAGCGACACCCGTTCCTTTTTTTGATGTACAACGGGATAGTTTAAGGATTATTTAACAGAGGCATTGACTAAAAATAGACCTTTAACCAGTAGGAGAGACGCAAGCAAGAGGGCGTTTTAGGCTGGAAAAGGTCTATATGTCAATAATACACTTTTTAGCGTGGAGGTGTCAATTTATTTGGTGGTATGTAAGTCGTAATCCTTAATATTTGACCAGTTCGAGCCTAATTCTGATTCAAAAATTACAGGTACTTTTAATTTTATAGCGTTTTCCATGAAGTACGTTAATCGCAAAAAATCAGGGTTCATTTCTACATTATGACTAAAATCAAGTTCATCGTGTACCGTTAAATGGGGAAAACCCAACCTATCCGGGTTAAATAACCCATCTTCATACGCATCTAATAAACCCTTTTTTAAAATATCCGCCGAGCCGCCTTGTGTTACTCTGTTTAAAGCAGTAAAGCAATTGGCGCGTTTAATTGATCCATACTCTTTTTTAGCTTTGGATCGTGGCAGAGGGTAACGCCCAAACTCATGCACAGAATCCCATAAATTATAGGATGTTTTTCTGTTTAATAGCGTTCTAATTTCCCCCGTACATTCTGCTTTTATGCGTAATCTGTCCAGTGTTTTTTTAGCCGCTGGAAAACGATTATTGTATTCAGTGCTTACCGCTACAGCTAACGCCTTATATACATCATCGGGAACACTATTACCACCTGTTAAAGTGGTTAACACTGCTAAAGCGTCTGCTGGGGATAACATGCCCTTAAAATTTGAGGCTAAGGCATTTGATCCCATACCAAAAAGCGACCCAAAGTTTAACGTTTTAACTAACGGACGAGGTAAAATGTTGTTTAACATGTCCGATACAATTTGATGGTAATCCGTGGATAAATCTTGATAAGCTTTAACTAAATCAGCATCTTGTGAATAGTGGGAAAATATTCTGTACTCTATTTGGGAATAGTCAAGCTTAAGCCAACCACTAAAACCGCTTTCAGGCACAAACAAACCGCGAACCATAGGCGCGATAACTTTATCCCTGGAGCTAAAATTCTGCAGGTTAGGTTTCGATGAACTTAATCTACCTGACACCGTACCGCTATCATCACCCCGTAAAGGGTGAAAGTTACCGTATAATTTACCGTTTACGTGTTTTTCAAGAATCGCGCCTTGTATAAAAGTACTATTTGTTTTCTGTAGTTTACGAATTTCATTAATAAGTACGGAAAACGGGGTATTAATGAATTTTAGGTTATCTGCTGTAAATGATGGATTACCTTTGGCGGTGGTTGTGATTGGCGTTTTAAATTTATCAAAAACACGAATAAGCGACCCCGGGGAATTAACATCTACCTTGAAACCACATAAATCATCCAAAGCGGTTTGTTTTTCTTGGGTTATATCAATTATATTTTGTTCTACCTTAGCCGCTTTTTCAATATCTACCGTAACGCCACGGTTACGCATACCAAGCCACACCCTTATAAGCTTACATTCCATCACGAATAGATCCCATAGCCCAGCGTCTTGTAGTGCTTTATACTGTAAGTTAAGTATTTTTAGTGGTTGATCCGCATCAGCCTCAGCATAAAAGCCAACTAAACTAGGAGGGGTTCTATAAATATTTTTTCGTTGTTTTTGATCCGCCGCGCCACCGAACGACTCAGCACACCATCGGTACATTACGTCAGAAACTTTACCTGTACCAAGATATTTATTAGCCAGCGCGTCAAGCGATACACTTGACACGTTACAATCTAACAAAGCCTCGGCAAATTGCACATCATACAGCAAGCCGTTTACAGGCAAGCCCTCAAATTCCAACCATCCCACATCATACGTAAGATTAGCCCCCACTTTTGGAACGTCTGACCCTAGCACATCTTTTAGAAACTTAAAAACCTGTTCTTTGTCCATGTTCTCGTCTTTGTTGGTTTCGTGAGCATAGGGAAAATACCACGCTTTACCCTCCACCGCGATAGACACGCCCACCGTATGCCCTTTTCCACGCGCCCAACCAGGGCCGGCTTGCATTAGTTCAGGGTCAAAAGTCTCACAATCCAAACCGATTATTTTAGCGGCGGATAAATTGGGAAAATCACGGGGTTTTTTCCACCCTGTAACGGGTATTTTTGCTCGAGGTCTTTCGGGTGTTTTTGTTCCTGTAAAAATATCTAAAGTTTGAAATATTTCTAATCCCATGGTGGTCTCCTTTATGGGTGAGCAGTGTTAGGGTTTTTATTTGGTTAAAGCTAAATTTAACGCCAAATCGTTATCATGCAAAGCATTTACCAACGTGGTTATTTTGACATGCAGCTTATCCCTAGCGAGTAACTGCTCCTGTGTGGCTTTTTGCCAATCACAGCACCCGATGTTTTTTTGAATCGCAATAGAAACTTGCTTGATGAAAGGTATAAATGATTGTTTATTCTTATGTCTAGCATATAATGCGCCGCTCATTAATTTAAAACTATCTCCTGAATCATTACGGTATTTAAGTAATTCGTCATATATCCAACTATATACCTCTATCTTAAGTTTAGGGTTCATAGCTAGGGCTATGTCGATAAATAAGTACGGATGTACCCATGTTACCGCTGAGCGTCCCCGACCCCTTATTATAGGCGTAACACCTAAACTTGCTTTCAGTTCAGCAATAAAGGCAATAGTTTGTTTAGTCCGCAAGAACTCAGTAAGCTCTAAAACAGCCAAACCATTATTAACCCTCCACTTATTACCAGCTTTTACTAACTCACTGGCACAAAAAAATTCTGATTTGGATTTTTGTCTAACAACTACACCAAATAACTTACGTTCCATTTCTACTTCTGTTTTCATAATTAAATTTAATATGTGTATTAAGGAACGGTCTAGTATACATGTATTATAATACATGTATACTTATTTGTTTTTTACTCCATGTATTAGGGTTTTTATTTGCCAACACTGCTTAAATCTTAATTTAATAAAGCTAATTGAGTTGATGCAGGGCGCGATAAAAGATTATTCGAGTTTAAGGCTATAGTTTGATTCCTGCCTTTTCCTTGATTAATATAGTTGTTTTCCCTACCTTTTTTATTCACGGGATAAAAATAATGGTTGACTTCGCGTACTTCACGCTCACACATACCGGCCGCATACAATGCCTCTCGTTGTTCATGGATGCTTAACCGATTAACAGGAGAACTCATTCCCAGTGTGACCGTCTTGCTGGCTTTCAATTGTTTATTTTCATCTTGTAGCTGTTTTATGGTTTCGGCTTGTTCTTCAATTTGTGGTTGCTTATTTGCTTTATATCCTGCTTCATACAGAATGTAAGCTTTCGCCCCAGCTTCTGCTATTTTATCGATAAAATCAAACGCTTCTAGGTGTCCTTTACGTGCTGCAATAGTGGCAATTTTAACGAGTGATTTTGCGCTCAATCGCCCGTCATCCGTGGTCTCAAGGGTGGCAATTTTAACCCAATTTTGTACGTTGGTATGTGACGTACCTAAAAGTATAGCGGTCTTACGTTGACTAATAAAAGCCTCACCTGTGGGTGTTATTGTAAAATCTTTGTTGCTTAATAAGTCGTTCATGTTGTTTCTCCTATTTTACAAATTATTTTTAAATCCTTATCAGACAACTTGAACCATTCACCTCTAATAAGCTTATCCTTAAACTTAGTGTGCAAACTTGTCTCTAATGTAAAGGGTGAATTAGTTTTAATAGACAGTATTAATTCCAGCTCGTAAGGGTTGCCTGTCTGCATACCTGATAATCGTTTTTGTACGTTGTTTGTTCGCCCTATCTTGTAAAAGTCATTACATTTAATAACGTATACAAAACCTTTTTTCTCTTTTGTTTCTACTGGCTTCAAGGCTCTCAGAGCCGTAATAATACCGTCAACACCGTGAACCATTAAAGCTGATTTACTTTTATATCGAGACTCGCATATGAAAGTGTAAACTTGAGCAGGTGTTAGATTATATACAATATACTTTTTGCTTCGTCCATTAGCATCTTCTAATATTATCTCCTCAAGTATGAGGAGATCTATTTTAGCTATATCCCTTAAAATATTATCGTGTCTTCTATCTAAAACCTTAGCTAATTCTCTGCTAGTCATTGTTGATTGATCTTTATTCTTTGCTATTAATTCTGTCATTTTATTACTCGCATAAAAAAGGTTAGTTAAGCCCCCAGGTTCAGACGATGCACACTTAAAGCATCCCGGAGGGCTTAACTAACCTTTTTATACAGTGTTTTGTTTGTGGCGAGGTCTGAATCTCGTAACCCACGCCACAATACTACATCATATAAATAATAAAAGCAAGTTTTTATTTAAAATGGTACATCATCAAAGTCGCCCGCACCACATCCTATTGAAATGACATTATCAGGAACAAGGTAGCTAGGTTTTGATGCGGCACAATGTTTACGTTTAAAATCAAAATGTACACACCGATTACAGTGAACGTATGTACCCCTATCTATGGCTTTCTTTAGTGCCATTTTAGCACTGACAATCTCGTTTTCTTTATCTTCTGCCGGTATTTTATCCGCAATAAATTGTTTTCTCTTTTCTATAAAATTCATTTTTACTTACCTAAAGTTATGTGTTATTTAATGTTTTACCTTTACCGCACCCAAGATCAAATAATTCAGGTGGCACATCAGCCACAGGCTCATTGATGGCGCAGCGACCGACATGATCTTTATACGAATAAAAAGCACAACCAGCGCACGGTACAAAAACGCGCCCTTTTTCTACCAGGTACCGCATATACTCAACGTCTACCGTAGAAATTAACTCGCTTGTTTCAATTTTACGTTTATCTACAAATTCAATTAAATTCATTTGCTATACCTCACTGCTTTTATGGCAAATTTACCGCTTTTAAGTTCTCGTAACTGCACAGCATCAGGGTAGGTTAAACGGGCAGCTTGTTCTACTATGTGGTGATTTGACGGCGGCAATATTG